TTATTCCTCGGTGAACTCGTATCGTGCAACCTTGCGAATCTTGAGCTGTTGGTAAGCCTCGATATCCTCAGAGGGAACACCACGCCCAAGCAGCCCTTCGTATTCATAGAAGAATTCGTGCTTGGTGAGATTGGTAAAGATTACCTCGCCTCCCAGAGCAAGCACATACCGCTTGGAATTCTCGCAGCTATTCTTTTCCTTCGTACTTCCGCACCAGTAGCAACCGTGCATGATAACCTCCGAGGATTGTTAGGGTTTTACTTTCGGCCCATGTCGATGGCTTCCTTGCGGAAACTGAGAGGAGCTTTCGCCCACTCTTTCCCCCACTTGGCAATCTCCTTGTCCAATGCGGGCTTATTCTTTACCATCCACTTCACAAGGTTAGGCTGCGTGGGATCTTTCCGCATAGCAGACCAATACTTGTAGAGCGTTGGGAACTTGTCCTTATCAATCGCAGACATAGGAACCATGCTCAACCTCGCTTGTTGGTTGGGAGTTTATCCATCACATAGTCAACCACATTCACAAGGACAATCGCTGTCGCCATACGACCGAGAATGTCGAAGGCTTCGGCTTCGATTCCACCCATGCGAAAGGCATAAACAACTGCGATGAACAGGAAGGCCGCGATAGCACTATTCATTAGTAGATGCATGGAACCTCCCGAGATTGTTGGATTACTTCCCCTCGACCTTATGCTTGAGGAAGAACACGGTTTTCTTCAACGACACGAACTGCCGAGCAGTCAAGGGGTTTCCCTCCTCGACTTGGAGTTCAAGGGACTTCACAAAGTCCGGCTTGAAGTCAGCCACTTGCGGGCCAAGCTCCTTTGCCTGAGCAATCCACTTCTTATGAACCTCAAGGTACTTCATGCCCTTTTCATTCATCATGATAACCTCCTGAGATTGTTAGAGTTATTGTTTCATATTCCTTAGCTCCCCGAGTTGGATTCGAACCAACAACCTGAAAGTTAACAGCTTTCTGCTCTGCCATTGAGCTATCGGGGAATCGCTTGTGCCGTCAGGACTTACGGAAACGTGCGAACCATCATCGTTTCCCGCCTAATACCAGTGGGTTATTGGTTGACGGCACAAGTACCTTTGAGATCGGGGAGTTAGAACTCAAACCCAATCTTCTTCTTGGTTTTCATCTTGCGCTCTTGTTCAATCATTCTCTGTTTCTCGGCTTCCTTGCGCTTTGCGTGCTCTGCCAGTGCCACTTGCCATTCCTCGCCCTCTTGCCTAATCAATTCCACCACTTGCTCCAACACCTTGATTCGAAAGTTGAATACCCCATTCATTCTAACCTCCCGAATTAGTTGGGTTGTGAGTGCTCAAACAGCAGGTCGCCCGTTTCCCCTTGGATAATGCGGACTCTGCCCTCCATCGCAAGTTGGAGAAGCGCAAGGCCAACTTCCTGCTGAACAGGATTCGTCTCAGCCTTTACCTCACTTGCGAGTCGGGCGAACAGCGGGTCGTAGTCCAAGTGAAACTGAAGGAGTTCCATATTCAGCATCGTAGCCTCCGAGAATGGTTAGGGTTTGTGATTCAGCTTTCCTTTACATATCGAGGACATAGATGGCGATAGCCAAGCCAGCGATAACAGGGAGAGCCAGAACAGAGCCGAGCATAACGATCATCATTGGGTTTCTCCTTTCGTTGAAGTTCAGTCAGGATGGGCAATTGCGACCATCATAGGAAACGCAATCACCACGAACACATACCACGGCATCGCAACCTCCGATTATTGTTCGGGTTTCCAGCTTCGACACGCTTTCCTATCCGCTTCCTTTCGCTTATCCAAGTGCGTGCCGCTCTTGCGGAATCTCATTCCCGCAACGTAGGGATTGCGCTTGGGATCCGCCTTCGTGGAAGCGGTAATCTTCTTGCTCACTTGCCGCCTCGCAGATAGTTGTTGAACCGAGCCGAGTAGATCGACGCGGAAAGGTTATTGTGATAGGCACGTTCCGCCAGATAAGCGGAAAGCCACGGATTCTTTGCGGTCAGCTTCTCGACCAGCTTGAGGTAATCCTTACGCTTCTCGTTCTTCATGGGGAACCTCCGAAGATTGTTTAGGGTTTAGAAGTCGGTGCAATCATACGCAAGCCAACGATCTTCACAATCGTCGCAACTGCAGAACTCGTCAGCAGAATTGTAGAACGAAGCATAAGCCTCATCCTCCGCACGGATCTGCTCCATCAGTTCGATCATAGCAGAATCGTCCATGTTATCAAAGTACTTCATGAAACCTCCTGTTTTACTGGTAGAAGCTGAGTTCGCGTTGAAGATCAGCGAGTTCTGAGTTGAGCTTGGCGATTTCCTCTTTCACTTCAGCGATCTGCTCCATGATCCGTTGTTCTGGCGTCTTGCGACGTTGCAGACGACCGATCCTTTCAAGCGTGGGGAACGTGGCTTCCAGAGAGCCAAACCACTTCTTGGAATCCCCACTTGCGTTTTGTTCATCGACAACGAAACCGTTGTCCCACCAATAGATCTCGAAAGCACTGATTCGATCACGGTATTCCATCGGATTGGTGAAACGAGCGCCACCAACAGCAGTTGGCTCAAACGCTTCGTATCCTTGAGCCATTGGGAATACGTGATTCAGTTGATCGCAAACGTAGTTCTGCTTCATTGGAACCTCCTGCAATCATTGAGGGTTTGTAAGTTATGGTGTCCCCAGCGGGAATCGAACCCGCGTTGCTGGATTGAAAGTCCAGAGTTCTAACCGCTGAACTATAGGGACTTGGCGAAGGCTTTGGACTTTGCTCGCTTATAGCCCTCGATAACTGGGCGAGCGCACTACGTTTTGAGGCACAACGCAGAAACCTTAGTGGATTGAGAGGGGATCGAACCCACGACAAACGGATTAAGAGTCCGCTGCTCTACCAACTGAGCTATCAATCCGAGGTGTTGGAAGGGCTAACCGCTGCCTTATCGGTGGTCTGCCCTTTCGTGCTCCAACATCACGCCTTATGCTTAGGAAGCCCAACTTGCGGCAACCACGCCGCTTCTCATCGTGGAGTTAGCTACCACTATTCAGCGGTTAGGCTGAAACGTAAGTCCGAGTTGGACGCTTGTGAGGGGCAAGCTCACATTCCGCAATATTCTTGCGGTCTTGCGCTTAGATGAAAGCGTCCAACTCTGGTAGGCTTGGGTGGACTTGAACCACCGACCCCCGCTTTATCAGAGCGGTATTCTAACCAACTGAACTACAAGCCTAACGCTAGTTTCATGAAAGGATGAGCCTTATTCAAACCAGCAAAGTTCAGGCTATCCGCTTGTTTCATAACTTCCTCCGAGAACAAGCAAACGGCGGGAAGTGCCGGTTCATAATAACCTTTCCCCTATGAACCGGCAAGTTCAGGGAAAGACCGCCTATCTTATCAACAATCCGCATACGATGGGCAACTTTGCGAATTGTCAAGGTTGATCTAACGCACAACCATTCCGCCACCTTGAGGATCATGGTTATTCGGTTGCTGCTTTCAATAACTTACAGGCAGCGAAGCGCAACTGAACTGCCTGCTAAGTGCTGATTGTCTTTTACGATTTCACAAGCAATCGCAACTTGTGGAAAGGGTTAGCTTGACGGTGCGTGCTAACCGACGCTGTTGCTTCGCGTTTCAGCCGAAGCGGGGAGGCTGCCTTTATTGGGTTGGCAGCAAACCCTATGAAACTGCTTCTCTTGCCTACCTCCGGCAAAGCCTTTGGTATCGCCTCAGCAGCTTCCTTTGTGATTCTGTGAGGTTGCGGTTATCAGCAGATTCCCAAGCGGAATCCCGACTTGCCCCTGCTCTGTTGCAGGCTTCCCCGCAACCCCACAGAATCATTGGAGACTACGCCTCGACTTCGAGGCTCACATCGTCATCAGTCTCAACGGCTTCCGCCTCGACGCCGATCTCGTCGCTGTCGTCGCTCGCGTCCACATCGTCAGCCTCGCCAGTCGAAGCCTCAACGATTTCCGCGAGCTGGTCGCGCTGCTCGGTGAGATCACGAACCTGCGAGCGCAGATCCGCAACGACCTTCAGCAGTTCCGCCTTGGTCAGCTTGTCGTCCGACTTGCCGCCGTTGGCAGCGATAGCCGCCGCAGCCTCGGGATTCAGGAGCTTACCCGTCGCATCGCACTCGAACGCGAGCTTGACCTTCGACGGACGGCCAATGCCAAACGCTTCCACAGCGTTAGTCTCGGGGTTGATAAACGTGCGGGGAGTCTTAGTCTTAGTAGCCATCTTGTTCACCTTCTTGGAGTTAGAAACAACCTTCGTATCATCGCCAGCTTGCACCGTGCGAGCCGCGATACCTTCCACAACCTTACCACCTTCCGCAATCAGCGTCAAGGCGGCATCATTATTCGCAATCCGCAGAACCATACCATACTTGGATTGCACAGGAACCACAACGCCACGGTTTCGCAGGTTGGAAACCGCCACTTCTACCTTCACCTTCGCCCGCTCCTCATCCTTGTTGAAGTCCTTGAGAATACGAGCATCCTTCGCAACGGCGAGCGTGGAAGCACCGTTGCGCTTTTCGGTCAGCACCGTCAGAACCTTTGCGTACATGGGGAGTTCCGACTTGCTGTAGAGGAAGTCACCGACCTTGATAGTGTTCGTCATAGTCATTGGAAACCTCCGTACTTTGTTAGGGTTTAGTCGCACCAGAAACTTTCGTCGTAAATCCAAGGACAAAGCTGCCAGTCGATCTGAATCATCGGAACCTCCGATTATTGTTAGGGTTTTGGCCTGCTTGGTAGGATTCGAACCTACGACCCTGTGCTTAGAAGGCACATGCTCTATCCAACTGAGCTACAAGCAGAACGCTCTTTCGAGCAAAGACACCGTGTTTCCGCACCCTTCCGCTCCGCTTCCCTCATCGACTTCACCTTTCAGCGTGCTTTCGCATACTTAGGGCTTCACCAGAGTTCCACTTCACTTTCAGGCACTTCCGCACCTTGGTTGCTAGTGTAGGGTTCTCGCAGTCTTGCGCCCTGCGGCCACAACCTATGGCAATTCATAGGCATATCTACACTCGTTCTTGCAGAAGTCGCTGACTTCGCAACCGCTTTCAGTTGTCATAGAGCTACGCATCGAGGCGAACCCGCTGCGTCGTCGTTCGGTCTGCTCAGTATACACCGGGCAGCGTCCCTTGTCAAGCCCCGGAACTACGCGGAATCTTTCGATTCGCTTTCGTTCCGCACACTTTCAGTTCGGGAGCGAACCGCTTAGGCTCACTCGCTCACCCTGCCAGTGTATCAGGCTCCGCGTCCGTTGTCAAGCCCGCTAACTACTCGGATTCACTAGGAACCCTTTGGCTTCGCTTGGCTTCGAGGTCGGGGGCGAACCGCTCAGGCTCGCCGCTTGACCCCTTCACTATACCGCAGACCGGGGAGGCTGTCAAGCCCCCGAACTATCGGGAATCATTCGATTCCCTTTCGGTCTGCTTCGCATCGAGTTCGCAGGCTACTTTCGCAAGCAACACGCGAGGTTCGATCGAACGCGAGGGAAACTGCCCAGTTGTCAAAGAGCGGTCGGCTTGGCTTGTCCGCCTCACCAACACCCCTACTATAGCGCCAACCGATCCCCTCGTCAATAGCTGGAATCATTGGCCTTTCCGCTAAGTAGTTGGAATCATTACGAAACTTTCTTTCTTAGTGGTTTCAGCGAGTTGGCGTAAGTCCTTGAAATCGTTTGCCCAGGTGCTCGTTTTCCTAACCTTTCGCGGGGTTGTGCGTAAGTCCTTGATTTCGCGTTTCGCAAAACGCGAAAATCCAGTGATTCCAAGGGGTTCGAAGCCTACGCGGGCGTGCGCGGTTAGAAGAACTGTATCACGAATTCGTAGGTCGCCAAGTTTATTGAGGAACGAATTCGTCGGTGTTAAAAAGTTAAAGGTTCTAATAAGTTAGGAACCTATTGAAACCACTGGAAAAGAGTGCTGCCACATAGCCTCGATGTGGCTACACTTGTTTTCGCGACTCAATACTTTCAGTAAGTTATAGCCCTTTGAAACCATTGAACTTTGGAAAACTTAATAGTTTCAGTAAGTTTCAAACTATTGAGGAATTTTAACATTCATGGATAAGTTCTTTGAAAGATTCCAAACGAATAGAATTGAAACGAACATTATTAATCCAAATTCTTGGATCGTCGATTCGGACAACGTCGTATTCGTGGGTGATTCTAACCGAAGGCTCATTACGCAATGCAAAAGCGATAACAGGATTTTCTCTATCGGTCTTTTTTTGCTTTTTCCCAACTACAATGAATTGCTTGTCCAACCTGTCATTAACATAACACTCAAGGGGAGCAAAATTATTGGAATCAGGATCCTTGAAGTTGGTAAGCATAGGCTCCAGCTCAACCACATCCCCGATTTCAAAGATCTTGGAATCGAGGACATAATTAATATCATCGCGTTTCTCGATATCGATTCTACGGTATAGGGTAGTCATAGGGGGGTATAGTAGGGTAGTAGTAGGGTAGTAGGGTAGTTATGTAGGAATTGAAGTTTTACAGCTTATTTCATATCCGTATTTATACCAAATACTGAATAGTTGTGAAACCCAAGCAGGTCCATCTTCTCTATGAGAGAACCAAAAGTTATCGTAGTCATCAAACATTCCCCAGATCTTTACCGGCATGAGGTCTATACGATTATCTAATTTAATAGTTAATCTGGTTTGTTTCATATCAACCACTATACGGATAATTTACTCTTGAAATTTCCCTGCCTTTCTGAGACCAAATCATTTCTGTTTCAGAAATCCAAGCAGGCCCATCTTCTCTATGTTGAAACCAGTAATGTAATATGTAATTAAATTGTTCCCATTTCTTTATCGGCATCATATCCAGCCGATAATCTCTTCTAATTGTTAAGCTGATACATTTTGGCTTTCTCATAGGTATTCTTCATACTTGAAAGTAATGCTGAACTGGTTGGGATCACTACAATCGTTTAGATCGCACATGAGATTATCAATTCCCTCATCAGAATTATATTCTTCATATACACACTGAAGGAAGGCTCCACCAATCTTATCATATTCGCCGTAATCAAAGTCCTTATTATTCATAATGCTCGTAAGAGTTTCTGGTGGAAGAAGATTTGAATTTACAAGTTCCTGCGCCAGTTCAATAAGCGACTTTACTTCCAGTTCGCGGACGAATACATTATCCTTGAGTTCGTAGGTTTGATCGTCAATCAGTTCCTTATTGGTTTCATATGGAACCTTTACCTCCACGACATAATGCTTCGTGGTGATCTCGCCATTCTGAAAGAAATGTTCTCCGTCGTAATCCTCGTTGGTAAAGTAATCTTCTACATCGCAACCCTTCTCAACCAGAAAGTTAAGGAATCCTTCAGGGAAACACCAAGCGGTATTACCACTGATGGAAACTTCCTCATCATTAACATAATTCAGATCGTAATCACAAATATCCCACTTGGTTCCCCAACGAGAAACCTTCCAATCATACCAATTCTTAACGCCATACTTATCAAGGTTTCGTTGTTCCTTGGCTTCGTGGGCTTCTTTATCCGCTCCGCCAACATAACCAGATGTGGTATCCAGGAGTTCCTGCGGGCAGGGAAAGATTGACTGCATAAAATCAACCTTCTTTTCCGAATCGGATGCGTCCTCTGCCGCCTTCTGAATCAAAGCCCAGAGTTCAGCATCACATTCGTTCTTCTTGATCGTAATATGGTTGTAAGTCCAATTCGGCATTTTAATCACCAATCCCGCATAGAGTTATAAATGTCTTTGTAATAGCCAAGATCGCTGTAATCATCATCAAGGCTTTCGATTAAAGATACATCACCTTCCGATCTATCTTCATCTTCCACCCGCTCAACAATCTTCTTTGCCTTCTTTCGCTTTGAAAGTTTCTGTTGAAACTTAATGTCGTTGGTATTATCAAGCTGCTTCTTCTTCATCTTCATCATCCTTATCTTCTTTCTCTCCGCGCTTCTTCTGGTATTCGGCGGAACAAGTATCACAATGAGCGATGTACCAGCCGTTATAACTTCTGTTCTTTCCAGGATTTCCACAATCCTCGCAAGTTCTCGCGGCCATACCAGTTGCGAAGGAGATAAGGAAATCTACAACTTCATCGTGTCCGTTCGTATAAACTCGCAGACCACCAAACTTTTCCTTAACTTGGGTGAATTCAACTTGGTGAAACTCTGGATCCTTCTGTTGCTTTCTGTCGATGTAGCCCTGAATACGACTACAGAGGACTTCCATAATGTTATACCAGCCGTCGCCTACGCATACTCCATAACACATACAAGTAATATTCATAGGAAGGCTCTTCTGCGCGAACAGCTTGGGATACTTATCATAAAGCTTTTGTTGGAGTTCGTCTTTCATTTTATTCCTCAATATGTCTGATGTGTGATTCTACTTCGCCGTATAAATAATAGTCAACGAATCCATCTCCATAATCTGCGGCCGGGCCATCTTCTCTATGGAGTTTATCATTTTTATACCAGAACTTAAATGGTGGGCAATTAAGATCTTCTGGATAATCAATTCGTAATTCTATTACTCTACCCATTTGTAAATTGAAGTGTTGTATTTAGAATCAATACGGAATCCGCCATCAACCTCTTTCAGCTCGGATGCCTTGGGCCATAGTAGCAGGGACTCCTTTTTGCTGTCAAGGTCATCATCAGACAAAGCAACATAAGAAGTAGCAACTCTTAATACTGAACGGGTCTTATTCATTTCCGCTCCAGAGAATTCAGTTAGAACAATCTTAGCTCCCGGAATCAATCTCCGTTTCAGTTCCGCTACTGTTAGTTTCTTCTTCTTCGCCATTAGAGTCTCCTAAATTAGTTAGTCTTACCAGTCAAGAACACGACAGCTTCTTTGCTGTAAGTAAGGAATTCTTTTGTCAGTACAGTAATTCTTGAATCAAGCTCATTAATAATCATTTCTTTTGATTCACTATCGGGCTGAGATTCCAACATCATTTTTACAACATTGATGGATCTAATTTCTTCAGTGAGCTTGAACCAGCGCATATCCTTAACCATAGGATTGGTCTTATATTCCGGTTGGAGCCACTTTGTATCAATAATAGTATTGAGTCCGGCGTTTGTTCTTTGTAGATCGAAATTTTCCCTTCTCAACTTATCGGTCTCCTGACTAGAACTTTGAAGTTCGATTTCAAGAGAATAAGCATTGCTGGTGGCTTTCGATGCCACATTACGAAGACTCAGAACAATTGCTTCAAGTTCTTCAGTCTTAGAGCGAACTTTTTCATCAAGTTCAGCTGCAACTTTTTTCTTCTTGTAATCGTCAATATTGGACCAGGTTTTAAAATTGAAGAAAAGAATCATCAAATTAAAACCAATAAAAAATTTAGAAAAACTCCCGACTCCAATCTCGCTCATATAGTTTGCGAAAAGAACAAGAAAAATTGACGGAAAAATCCACCAATGGAAAAAGATATACACAAAAGTTTCGGCCAACTTCTCTCTGTTAAACTTAAACATTTTTCCTCGTGATCTGGTTGTCTCATCCAACGCCACCAAGAATACCAGCGAGATAAATTGCTGTCAACCAGCCGAAGAATCTTCTTCAGAATTTTCTACATCCTTTTCTGTTATTGGTGATCGTTCAACGATTTCTTTTCCATCGTCGTTAAAGTATCGAATACCTTTTCGTGTTTCAATTCTTTTAAGTTTGCCGTTTTCAAAGTAGCCGAATGTTTCGGATCCACTACCATAGTCAATAGCAAAGCCGTCTGCTCTATGGTATTGGCCTTCACCATTACGCCAGACCTTTTGGCCTGATGGGAATACTTCCAATTCAGCCTTCTTCGTTGAAACTACCACTTAGGAAACTCTCCACACATTCCTGTGCTTCTTCCTTTGTCCTGTATGGAATGGTTCTTACTTCTTCTTCTCGTCCATCATTCCATACATTAACAAGGTGCGCCCAATAACCGGCAAAGGTTTCGCTAAGCTCGGCAGACACATAACCTTCTCTAATAAATTTCGCCATGAAACATACTCCCTAAATAATCCTTCCATTCATCTGGAAGTGGGTTATTCTTGGTTGATTTGTTAAAGATCTCAAAGTTGTCGGGAACATAAGGTTCCTTCAATAGTTTCATTCCTGCTTGTTTTGGTGTTCTATCTTTCTTCTTTTGATTACAAGATACACAGCAAGAAACAATATTCTTCCAATTCGTCTTTCCGCCCTGCGAAATAGGGAGCACATGGTCCATCGTAAAGGTTCGCTTATCCAGCTTGATTTTACAATACTGGCATTCGTGATTGTCTCTAAGCATTACATTCGTTCGGCTGAACTTGGCGTTCTTTGCCTGACGATTGCGCTTGATGACTCCCTTTACGAAACGAATGATTGATGGAATCTGGAATGATTCTGAGATCGTATTGACGACTCTATCTTTATAGAATTCAATAACCTCAACACGACCAGAGAACCAGAGACAGAAAGCCTCCTTCCAATCAACATACCGCATCGGCTGATAAGCTGTACTCAATACAAGTGTATCCATCGTCGTCCCTACCACATAGGCACCACCAGTGTAGGCCACCAGTAATTATCTGTCAAGTGTCTCATTTATTCTAATATGATCCAAGTGGCTCTACCCGCTTCGTTATTCACCAACCAGTGATATTGAAGCCAGGTGCGATTTAACGAGGGTAAATAAGCAACATGGAGTTGAACTTGCTTTTTCATCGCATCACGTCTGCCTTGATTTGATCAACCTTATCGTGGTAATAAGATCTCCAATCGTTAGCCGGAATCTTCACATCCAAAGCGTTTAAAGAACCCTTAGCCAAAACATAAATGTAGGCGGCAACAGGATATTCTCTATCGCCAAACACAACATCAACAAGCTTTCGCTGATAGAAATGTGGGCAACCCTCGAGAACATCCAATCGCTTCAATAGTTCATCACTAACCACATAGAGTTCGCCAAGGATGAACTTTCCTTTATCACTCTCGATAATGCCCGGAAAGTATCCAAGATCATACATATCGTATCGTTGAATGGTCTTGGCGATGGAAAGATACTTTGCGTTGTTATTACGCAGGATTCCGTTGTTCTGTAGCCCCGAACAAAGGGAGCCATAAACGAATACCAAGTTCTTATTCTTCTCTTCCATTTTAATCCTCTCTCTTCTTTTCTACCAAATCTTTCTCAATAAGCGGGAGGATGTTATCACTCCAAATATCATTCTTAATTTCTTGGAAATTATCCCAATATCCGTCCGTTTTAGCGTCCTCTTTTGGATAATGGACATATTCCAAAAGAACATGCGGAGGAATTGTATTCAGACATTCTCTCAGGTTCTCATATTCTTCTCTGTATTCTCTATCATAGATAATATCAGTGATTACATTTTCGGTGGTAATGACTTCAATATCAGCAGAAACAATCTCGTCCTCACCAAGAGCTTGGAGTTCTCCAATCTTTTCTTGGAGATAGTTGATTAGTTCATTAACGGGGATAATTTTTCTGTAATACATTTAATCCTCCACTTTGACGGAACGAGTGTGAATAGAACCAAAGGTTTTGTGTGGAAATTTGTGATAGGGCTTCTTATTCAGCCACCAAGAATATTCAATCACGGTTGGATTTATAGAATAAATATCAGTCATTAGAAGATAGGTTTTCATAGCCACACAAATCGTCTATTGGTTAATCCAATCTTTTTATCCACACAGCAATATAATGGAATTTCGTTCAACCACCAAGAATACTTAACGGCGTTCGTAGCATAACTTTCAACTCTTAAGTGGTATGTTTTCATCTGAATTGTAGCAACTTAAACTTAAATGTTTTGCCGTTTATCAGCCATTCTTTTCTCAAGAGATCTGGGGCGGAATATTGTTTGCGAATTGTAAATGTATGAATCTTCATAGATAAATAAACCTCGTCCAAATTTCATAACCATCAACATAGAATGTTTGGCAAAGACGAGTTGGTATGTATTCCCACTCACTTGTATAGATTTTAAGTTTGTAGGTTTTCATCTAATTTAACGATCCTGCTTCCTGCGAAAACGAATTGATAGTTTATGAACCAAGAATACTTAATATAATATCGTGTTTGAAATACTCTCAACTCATATCTTTTCATAGATCAACATATATTCTAATTCTTTTGCCTTGGTTCTTTAGCCCAAACCATTCATAACGAACAAACGGCTCGGACACACTAACTATCTCAACACTTAATTCAATCGTTCTCATGATAAACAAACCATTGTTTAATACAACGATGATCAACAAACTTACGATACATCAAGGCATTACTTCTACATACATTAACATCTAATTCAATCGTTCTCATAGCTTCATCATCTCAAAGTATCCATCCTCAGTAGAGTAGAATACACGCTTGCTTCCACAGAATCGCATAGCTTCCTGACACATAGAACAAGGCTTGGAGTTGCGATACTCATTCTCATAATTCACACGAACAACATAAACATCGGCTCCCTCGGTGGAGTCCTTCGCCATATTAAGAATGGCTCCGAGTTCAGCGTGAAGCGTTGCCTGTCCCTTAGTTCTGCAACGAAAGCGACCACCAAAAGAACAAGGCTTATCCTTGTTGTGGGAAGCATTTAGGACAACCCCGTGCTTCACCAAAACGGCACCATGACGAAACTTTCCGTAGCTGGAAAGCTCCGCCATTCTCTTTGCGAACTCAAACATTCGCTCGTTTCGTCTGGTAAGATCAATAGTTCTGATATACACGACACCGCTCCTCACCCTCACAGCATACAGGGGAGATAATTACAGGTCAAGCTTGCTAATAATGTTTCTATAATACCTTTCATTATAGAATCTTCCATTCTTTAACCATTCACGGCGAATAAGATCACCACCGAATAACCTAACTACCAGTTTGTATTCCGCGATCTCTGGCTTCATGTTCGTCGTCAATCCATATTCCATTTATGTAATAATCCTTATTCATTCCTTCAAAAGAGTCATAAATAAAAGCAGGGCCATCCATTCTGTGAAGTCCATCGCCATTTCCCCACAATTTAGCGGGCATACGATCAAACTCAATTTTGTTATATTCCACAGAAAGGGTTATTACTCTCATATCAGCCCACGATCCTTCCCGTCAATACAGAAATCACATTCGCCTCTTCCATCGCAGAAACAGCAGGAGAAATATTTATCTACATTCTCTTTCACTTCTGCTTCCGACATTTTAGCAATATCTTTGGCGAATTGTTCGGCTGAATCAAATGCTCCACAATTACAATCGTGCCAATCTTTATACCAGCCGCAAGTTGGTGAATGTTCCTCTTCACCATACTGGCAACCAACAGAACACCACAAACGATTCAACTCGTTGCTACCAATCTGATATTCTTTTCCACAAACACAGCAGTTAAGCGTTATCATTTTGATTATTCATATGCTCCAATATCAAAAAACTTTCCTTCCTTATCAAAGGAAAGAATGGATACGAAACCAGAATATCCTTTCTCAACTGAGATAAAAGTAAAGTTTTCATCGTGTTCTCCGCGAAAATCAATATTCTGCCGCTCAAGCCAAGAGATAAATGTTTCAAGTTCGGTCATTATTTACCCCACCATCCATTCTTCGTCTTTATATTCTGTAATGACGCTCCAAAGCAATCCTAAAAGATTCTCGTTTGTATGTAAATAGCAGGAATAAGAACAGACCCAAACAGGCTTTTTGCTTATCACTCCTGCTTTCTCACGAAAGATTTTCATTTTGATTACCACGATCTCCAAAAGATATATAGGACAAGGAATCCCATAACAAAGTAAAGTCCTTCCGGATTTTCTTTTACAACATTAAACGCTTCAATCATTTTTTCCTTTGGTGGAGACGCCGCGAGTCGAACGCGGGTCTTGAATAATAATTGTAATCACTCATTCACAGGAATAGCCAAACACCCAGCAGTTCAGCAGACCACCCAAAATATTGGGAACTTCATATGATTTTCTTTAAGGTAGAAACCATTAAAATAACCAATTGTGGATATTCTTTTCGGCAGTATCCAAGCTTATCCAAACTTATTTTACAGAGCGTTTGGCAACTCCGTTTAACTAAGCTGCTAGAGCGTAATTAAAAGTTTCAACATTATCGTTGGCACTTAAACATTTCAGCGTTTTTACGATGCCACGCTGCCCATCGTCCTGCATAATTACAAATCTTACCCAATCGAAACCAGTTCGTCCCCTTATGTTATTCCTTCTTTTCTAGCGAGGTGAAGGCACCTTCCTCAATTAGTTTATACACTTGTCGAACATTTTTAAGTGTCTGAAACAGAACAGCATGGGAGGGAGGAATAGAAATAATATTCTGTCCTTCGAACTCCATTAAGTCCTGCTCCACAACAACATCTAATTCTTGCGCGACAATATTCTCGAGATTGTCGATAAGGCCTTCCATAGTTCGCTTGGTATAATCCTTATCATAAGACCAATAACGATTACGCATTTCGTCCTCTAAACTTGTAGTTTTGGATGTTATAAATGTATTGAGCAGATTGGAGAACTTGATTCTCCTTCTCTTCCTTCTGTTCGCACCAGAAGCATACGCCGTTTCTCATATCTCTAATGTCGTGCTCAACACCACACTTCTTACAGGTTGCCGTATTCATAATGAAGTCCTCCTCTGCTATACACTAACTATAGCAGAGGAGGAAATCTGTGTCAAGGGGAGTTAAAAGAGATTATCCGTTGTCTAATATTTTACCAACAGTTTCAACAACTTCATCAAGAGTTGAGCAGAACCTGCCTTTAACTCTAACTCCGAAATCATCATTATCAATTGCTAAGAACATAAAAATATCATCGCTGGATGACTTACCATGTTTGTTGCCGTTATAAAAGATACCTGCGATTCCTTGAGTTTGAATTTCAAACTTACCAGGACCAAACTCTCGATCTAATCTATCTACGATTTGATCAAGAATTGGCTTTCCTTTTCCTCTATTTGCTTTTAGCCCAAATCCACTACGACCACCAGCGGAAGGAGAAGCTCTACCAAAATCACCTTCATCTAAGGTATCTTGGATTGCCTCTAAAATCATTTTCTTTAATAATCTATCGTTCATTAACAATCTCCTATAAGATTACAGGATAAATAGTTATTCAAATTCCTTAATTGCCTTTTTAAGCTTTTTCAATTCATCTTTCAAAGAGGAAATTGATTCAGAAAATTCTTTATCTTCTTCAAGACCAACAAACTTTAAGAAATTAGATTCCAAGCTTTCAAACTCTTTGTTTGTTTCATCAATTAAAGATTGAACTTCTTTTGATTTAGCATCACATTTGGTTTGTTCTTCTTTCTTCTTTTCTTCCCGCTTTTGTTGATCTTGAGATTTATGATCCTGTTTGGGAGATTTAGATTTTGATCTTAACTTTTTCAAATGTCCTGCCTTTGATAGAGCAGAAACCCCTGTTGCTACTACTGCGGTTGTAGCCGCAACGGCAATCGTAGCAACGACAGCAGTTTCTGTATTGAGAACTGGCTTATCAACTTCTTTCGGAGGAATAGCAATAAGCGTTGAACTTTCTGATAGAGGAACAGAAACAGGTGGAGTTGTAGCAGTTTGATCTGTCGGAGTTTCTACCGCTGGTGGAGCCACTATGGTATCCTCCTGGGGTAGGGGTATGGTCTTATCCTCCACCTGTTTCTTTTCTGGAATAGGATGATGTTTAACCACTTTCTTCTTCACAGAAGGTTGTGGTTTTTTCTCTTCATCCTTTTCTTCTTCACCATATTCAAAAGAGAAAGGATTATTACTCATCGTCGGAATCCTTTACTCTTTTTTTCTTGCTCTTTCTTTCTCTTTCTTCTTGTTCTTCAATCTCTTCTTGGATCTTCTTAACTTTCTTCTTTAACTTCTTTACGCCTTCATCAAGAGCGGAAACTTCTTGTTTTTGCTTCTCAACAATCTCTTTTGAAGCTTTCTCTGTTTCGGCTGCCTTGTGGTTAATTTCATTAAGCTTTGCTTTGAGGGCTGAAACTTGAGAACCTAATTCCTCTTGTTTGGCTACGCACTGTTCGTGTCCTGTGGCTGAACTTAATTTAATCTCAGCCATCTTTTCTTCATGCTTTTGTTCTTGTTTTTGTTTTAACCAGTCCCAAACTTTCTTGCCGCCTAAAATACCAACAGCGCCCAAAGCAAGCATAACCACTGGGTTTCCGTTGCTAAGATGCGCTATTTGATTAATATCGATATTTCCGTCTGCGACGGCACTTGAAACTGAATGTGCTAAATCAACTTGAGCTAATAAATTTATCATACATGAGTCCCTCCATGGTAAAAAAGTATGTATAATAAGTAGTTTGCAACATTCAGTTTTTCGGCCTTTGAGGTTTCATCCACATACCTAAACTCCCACGAACTATGAGGGATTTGAACCCACATGACGCCTTCCCCTAGTGGGCAAGCGGTTCTACCACTTTGAATTAATAGGGGAGTCATGCTTCTAAATGTTGCGTAAAGTATCCAGGATTGCGGCTAAAACTATACATAACCTATCATACTAACACAAGCCATTTTCAGCTCTCGATCTTCAAATGTTCGATTGTCTAGTATAACTACTTCTGGATTGGTGCCGCCAGAGGGAGTCGAACCCCCGACCACATGATTACAAATCAAGTGCTCTACCAACTGAGCTATGACGGCTTCTTTTACTCATAGGTCTAGCATAGCAGACCCATATTTCTCGCGCAAGTTATCAAAGAATTGTTTTGAGGCGAGAATGATTTTATCTGTATTCAATTTCTTCTTTGCTTTTAGTGTTAATAACTGACCAGCAAACAAAGACATATCAGCCCAACGCGGGGACAAGATATAATATTTCTCACCATCAAAAATATACTCTATAGTTGTCATCTTTTTAAGTAGTTATTTTCTGGCGGAAACGACAGGATTTGAACCTGTGGAACCAAAAAGGTTCGGCGGTTTAGCAAACCGCTGCTTTCGGCCACTCAGCCACGTTTCCATTATCTTAACGCTTCTGTCATCCTTATCGCTGAGTTCCCAACCTTACCATGATACCAAGGAGAAGTCAAGGGGTGGATCTCCAACAATAAGTTCTTTGACTTCTCAATTCTTTTTACTGAGGTTTGCGTTCCAGTTCCTTTTAAATACCAAATTTCAGTTCTAATTGGTTGCTTATTCAAACAGCTATTCCAAGCTTTATCTAGCCAATCACCATAAGAAGCATCAGACCAAACAACCCAAGTTGGGTTTAGATTACAAAGACCACCAGTTTTCGCTGCTTCTGCTATTGCTTTACCGCCGCGAGAGTGTCCGACAATAACTAGATTTATTCTCTTATTTGTTTCTGGAACAACTTTTAATGCTGCTCTTACAAACTTTTCAAAGGAATCTTTTTGAGTCCAAGCATGTTGCCCATGCGGCTCAATAAGTCTTGTGCTCCAAGGTAATTCTGGATGAATCCATGTAAAAGATTTCTTCTCTTGAACTAGCCATTTAATAGATGGTGCCGTTCTTTCTTCAAATTCATCTTTATCAAAACCATTCATTCCATGAAACCAAACAATAATATTATGTTGTTTAGCCTCTGGAACTTCGTGATGAACTAGAACCACTCCTCTATAATCATTCTCGACCATGGAACCAGTCCAAGTCCATAAGTGAAGAGGTAATAATAATTTTAATAATATACTCACTTTTCTCTTTTAGCTCTAATTGAATTTAGCCAATCTGATGTAGAATCCAAATCAAATGGCTTAGGAATTGGTAGGAAAGGAAATACGGCATGAAGAAAATAAATTATTGCTGACATTCCAAGCCTGTAAGTTCCCTTCCAAGCAATAAGCAAATGCTCTAAATATGTTTCTCCAACTGAATGTGGATGCTTTGTAAAAGGATTCATTTTATTCTCCTTTGGCGGAAGCTAAGAGATTCGAACTCCTGGATGCTTTTAACATCGACGGTTTTCTAGACCGTTGCCATAAACCACTCGGCCAAACTTCCGTTGTTATTTACTTTTCGTGGAAATCAACTGATTCGATTGCTACCAAAGTGATGGGAGTTGATGGATCCAATAAGCCCTGAGCTGTTCTATAAACTGAAGTTCCATTCTCTCCAAGTTCAACAACTTTATAACAACCTGGATTTGCTTCATCTGGAAAATCCACTAGAATTACCAACTTATTACCCAATCTGGATGGGATCATAAAACAATCTCCAACTGCCGCATCAGATAGAACTTTTGGGCTTGAAGGTGTAACGTTATTAATATGCATATTAAATGTCTCCTATGACATAATAAGTAGTGGAGGAAGAGAGATTCGAACTCCCTAGCCGACAAAGGAACAGATTTACAGTCTGCCGCAACCCGCCATCGTTGCCGTTCCTCCAATATTTAGTGCTCCCGGTGAGAATCGAACTCACAAGACCCAAAGGGTCGGCAGATTTTAAGTCTGCTGCGTCTACCTGTTTCGCCACAAGAGCATTAACTTTCAGTGCGTCGGGAGAGACTTGAACTCTCACTCCAAAGGAAGCGGATTTTGAGTCCGCCGCGTCTACCATTCCACCACCAACGCATGTGAACAGTATAGCTGGTCTTTAATTAGCTGTCAAGTCATTATTTAACGTTTGCAATTATTGCAGACAACTGCGAAAAACTTAACCTTTTTCTATACTTTCCAGACTTCATCATAGACTTAAATGATGTTAGATAAAAATCATTAGTAGAGCGTCTCCAGTCTGAAATAAATTCGTTTATTTTTTGACAATCTAACTGTTTTTCCGAGAAAAATAGAGCATAATTTCTAGAAGTATTTTTTAAGAATTTTTTTCTATCAAAAGAATCATCAACTTCAGAGATGCTCAGATTTTCTTTATCTGTTCTATCAATTGCCGATAAGACATAATTTCCATGTGCTACATTAAATTTTAATTTTGAATCACCGGAAAGATTGTTCTCTTTAATTTCTTTGCCATTTACAAAGATCTTTGTTTCACATTTATCTGGACCGAAATATGCAACTCCGACTGGATTATCTGTGTCGTCAAACAATTGATAATCTAGCTTATCCCATGCAATTAATCTATCTTGAAATTTATTTAAGCCATAGTATGTAGATGGAATAATTGCAGCAACGTACTCGCAATTATTCAACATTAATTGAATGCAGTCAAGATAAAGATCTTCGTTTTTCATTGAAACGGATAACTTCAACCTGCTGGCACTATTTTTTGCCAAATATGGTGGATTTGTTATGCAAACTTTATAACCAATTGGAAAATTACTTATCGTATCTCTTAATTTAATTGACGGATGATTGGGCTCAATATCAAACCCAACCCAGCTTTCTGGAAGAAAATTGAATAGATTGCCTGCCCCAGCGAACGGCTCTAATACTTCAGCCCCTTGCGGGCGAACAGAGTTCCATAAAGAAAAAGCATCCCCAATAAATGGGTTTTTAGTCGTATAAAATTGACCAAGCTTTTTCTTTTTAGACATTTGCAGTTGCTTCCTTTAATGGACCAATATAAAACTTTTCTTTTAATTCTTGCGGAATTAAATCATTCATTCTTTGCCAATGTTTAGAAAGTAATTCTCCATCTAGAATGAACAAAAATTTGTCTACCTTAATTTTATTATCAAGACTTACAGATTTTATACATGCTTTAATATGCCAATAAACTTCCTTGATTGATCTATTCTGAGATCCACCATTTTCTGGAATCATTTTAAATGAAACTACACACTCTTTTCCATTTTTGGTGAAAACTCCATCAAAATCTTCAGACCATACGGATGGATCTAGTTCCTGCATGGAACTTTTTACAATTTTAATCTCTCCGGAGTCAATATTAACTCTAATATCTTTTTTCTTTTTAATTTGTACACCAAGGTGTTTTTCTAAATAATCTTTTTGAAATTTTTCATCTTCAGATTTACCTCTTCCATTTGAGATAATTTCCGATCTTAGTTTTTTTGTAAAAATTTTTGGAATTTCTTGTAAAACGTTGTCGCTCATTTTATTCTTCCCTCATAATTACCTGACTCAAATCAACTCTTTCACCATCTGCATCCCAGCAGCCCCAAAAGTCATGATTGAAGAGATAAAAATATTCAGCCCAAGAATCTCTGCCCGCTCTCATAAAGATTTCAAATGAAGAATAAGTATCGGCGTCAACACCAGTTTCTCCACGATCTTTATAAAAGACACACTCATTTAGAGTATGGTCAATAGTACTCATATCGCCACCAGCAAGTAAAGAATCTACCTGCGCTTCAGTGATATAACTATCAATTAGAATCTTACCAACATGACCGGGATATCCGTCAAAATGGCAATAGATTGCAGTAATAGTATCATCCTTGTTGATCTTACCAATAAAACTACGAGTTGCCATTTTATTTCCTAAACGGTGAAGGAGTCAAGTCTGTGTTTAATAAATGCGAGGAAAATTACTGTTCCAAAAGTATATCCAAATCCTTCGAACATCGCAAGCTTTAATTTCTCTTTAATTGTTTTTTCTTCTACAATCAAGAGAATTGGAACCATGCTAACGAAAGGATAGGTTAAGTTAGAAAAAATAGCAACTGGATAGGAATTATGGTTTGCCGCATAAGCGCACATATTGAACCAAAATTCAACCAAGACCGCTGAAACAAAGGCGATGAAATATTTATGTTTTATCCAATTCATTTGGTCCGCGCTGGAGGAGTTGAACCTCGACGGCACCGCCACTCAAGTTTAACCAAAGGTTTATAAGACCCCCGAGTGGAGCAGCGCGGCTTGATAGAGACAGTGTAGCCCGTCTCTATTTGGCTGTCAAGCCTGGTTAATATTGACAGGCAACTTCACTTCCATGAAAACTTGAATCATTGGGGTCTTTAATCTTAACCGAAAGTAATGGCTTGATTGACTTAAAGAACTCAAACGACTTCTCCGCAACTTCCTTCGCTTGTTCTTCGCTCGGGCAGGCAAGATCAAAGGCGTTCCAGTAAGTATCGCCCTCGATATGAACATTTACAGAAAACCAATCTTCTTTCTTCTCGCCTCTTGATTTAATCTCTTGAACCTTTACATGAATACCAGATTCTTCGTCGATAAATTCAAGATCAATTTCTTTTCTCTCTCTTGGTTTAAGTTCCATTATTATCTCCTATGCTGCATGGCCAGCAAAAATATACTTCTCATATCCGCCGTTATCTTGAAGCCACTTCTCCACAATCTGCTTGTCAGCTTCTTCAAGACGACCAATCATATAATCATATTCCTTCTTTGTCAAGCGCATCTTATGATTATTCTTAACAAGAGAATACTTGAAATATCCATCAATTCTTTCGATAACAGCATTAGCCGTCTTTGATTGTCTTTCCTTATCCATCATCATAGTTTCATACTCTCGCATTCTCTTCTGAACATGAATCTTACATAGATCCTCGAGTTCATTAAAAAGTTGCTCGTCGCAGATATTTGATAGGTGTTGCTTCAATACATCACGGGCAAGCGATGAAATAAAGTTTGTATTATTCAGCACCAGATTCGCGTTTCCCATTTTCATATCCTTCATCATATCCTTCTTTGCGCCCTTCTTCTTTTCCATCTTCCCAGCCACGATCATAACCAGAATCACGACCTTCGCTTGCTCCTTCCTGATATCCATTATCATACGCATCTTCGCGCTCTGATTCAATAATGCTATCGATGGTTTCTTCAAACTCTATTACATGATAGATTCTAGCATCGGGAAAATCTTTATCCGGGTTTTTATGTTTCCACTCAACCTTAGCCTCGTAATTCAATTGCTCAGCATAAGCAGCAGCAATATCATAATCGGTAAATACCTTTTTAATATCATTAAATGGACTTGCGATGTATCCATTACGGACAAAGTATAGATCCTTAAAATCATAAAGCATTTAATACCAGCAATCTTGTAGGAGTATTGTTCTTGTTTGAAGCTGTTTGGGAAGCATTCTTTTCCCTCTCCAGCAATAATACATCATCTTGTGTCTTGAATGATAATAAACTCTAAAGGTTATTGTTTTTACCTTTGGCATGGTGGACAGTGAGGGAATCGAACCCTCGATCTCGGCTTGCAAAGCCGATGTTATCCCGTTTAACTAACCGCCCTTTATGGTCGGCGTTGAGGGATTTGAACCCCCGACAGCTTGCTCCCAAAGCAAGTGCGCTACCAGACTGCGCTAAACGCCGTTATGTTTTGGAGCGGGTAATGGGATTCGAACCCATGACGAACAGCTTGGAAGGCTGACACTCTACCCCTGAGTTATACCCGCATACCATGAGACTAGCATAACTAGTCTCTGGTTTTAAGTCAAGTCCAAAAATTAATCCCACCAATTACGCATATTATTCTTCAGATAATCAAAGGCTCTGTTCCAGCGATCTTCTTCAATCTCAACAGCGCAAGCAGAAATCTTTCTCGCATCTTCTCTATCATCAGAGAAAACAGAAAGACCAAGTTCCTTTTCCGCAACCTCAATACTATTTTCGTGTTCGTTCATCAGAGCGAGATAAATATCAATCTGTCCCGCAGATTCGATAGAACGATCCATCATCGCATCATCGCTTCTCATATATTCCGCAGTAAGTTCAAGAGAACGATTAAGCATCTTGAGATTGCAACCATAATCATAACGGCGGAAATCCCATAGTTGCTTACGGAAAGCCCACAGGTTCTTGATGAAATGCTTGATACTGCGGAAGAACTGGAACATTTTATAACTCCGTACAACTTCTTTTGGTTATATAGAACATGATTCCATCACTGCTTACAAACCAATCTTGATATAATCTACCATTATTTACATGCGTTCGTAGTTGAATTACCACGGCAGATCATCTTGTTCTTGATTAAGCCAGGGGGTAATAATCTTACCTTCTTCCATGCAGCGCTTTAGGAACGAGTCAATACCTACACCAACTTCTCCACCAACCTCGCCCCAATCAGAAACCTTGCCTTCCGCATCGCACTTGAATACGAGGGTTTCAACTGGCTGGACGAAATCGGAACTCTGTGAAATAAGATAGTTCTTACCTTCCTGCTCCACAATCGTCTGCCGATAATCAATATGCTTAACAATCTTCATTTGAAATAATCTCCTCTCCGTTTTGAACTTTAAATACTTGGAACATAGCGATTTCTTCGCTGTTGAAATCGTTGGTGCGAACAGACATAACCACATCATAATAGATGAAATCGCCTTCACGAATGTTCGTAACCACGCCACAACGATCAAGTCCGTTTGGATCAAACCAAATCATCGAACCAATCTGAACATGCTTCGGATCAACGAACTTCCACGGCTCGTCGTCAAGAAAATATTGACGCTCGCCAGTTTCTTCGTTCTCCATAATCTTGTATGTAATATCCTTGGGATCCATTTTAACCTACCATCTGAAGCTTAAGAAATTTCCAGTTGCCACCGTGTCTTTCACGGAGGGTATGCTGAAGTTCAAAACAATATGAAGCAACCTCTCGCCAATCAATTGACTTGCGGATTTCCTTATGCATTTGTCCTGTCTCTTCCATAAAGAACTCAACTTGATACTCTCTCATTTCACTTCTCCACACTTGAAAATTCCCTTGACGGCATCCTTGCTTCCAATATACATGTAAGCACCCTTGTTATAGGCCGGAGCCGTACAGGTAGCTTTGTAAGCTTTCTCTGCTTCTGCGTGCTTCTGTCCGCAATCAAGGCAGGAAATGTAGCCAAGGTCAAAACGCTTCTTGGAATAATCTTCACCACAATAACGGCAGACAGCAAACATTACAGATACTCCCTCAGCAACTCATAAGCAAACGCCGGGTAAGCGTTGGTATAATCTTCCACATCCCAAGTAGATGGGCTGGTAATGATATTCACCGAACCCGTTTCATGAACATAACCTTCACCATTGGAAGCCTTTTCCATCGCGCTCCATTCGTCATCAGCCTCGACAACAAAAGGAGTAATCTTCTGCTCTACAACATTCACAATAAACTTCTTCATTGTTCCTCCTAATCGAACAGGGTGATCTGCTGCTCACTCAACTGGTACATCTTCGCATCGAGCGAGTTGTCTGTCAAGACCCGATAAAGATATTCGTTTTGCCGCTTTAGATATTCCACTTCGGCAATAACCAAACCTTCGTCGCCAACCAAACAAATTTCATCTATATCAAGCTTCTTATCTTCTCCGTCCTTCATATTAAAGACCATACACGGCTCAATAACACGAACAACATCACCGATCTTGAACTGTGGTTCTAGCTTCTTCATTTTTGTATTCCTCTGCTGAGTAGATGAAATCTTGACCGATTGAGTATTCTATAAAATCTGGATACTCCAGCTGCTTAATTACATACTGATTATATTTATCTGTTTGCTTTGGCGTCTCCACTACGATAAAAGCTTTATCAAGCATGGGAGACATTCGCCAATTAAGATCCGCTAAGGATTCTTTCATATAAACAATATCACCAACTTTGAATTTAGTTTTTGAGAACTTAATCATAAGCTTCTCAATAACGGAACTTGTTTTCGATACAATCTCCACAAACGAAGGAGAGTCCCTTCTGCTTTCTCGCATTTGGGAAATAATCTCGGCAATAGAGGCATGATTCTCCTCGTTCGCTCGCTTCTTTTCCCGCGAGATCGCGCGCAAGAGCGAGATTATATCTTCCTTGCTGGACGGCCACATGACGCTTCTTTCCCATGGGATTACCCCTTTTTGGTCTTGATTACATTTACAGCCGACTCGGGCAGGCTGAAAGTTTGTTGATGCTCCATCGCAGTCGTATCAATCACAACATAGTGATTGGTGAATTCACGGCTGGCGTTCTTGACGCACTCCAGTACCAGAAGGGGATTACCCATCTGGCTCTTGAACTGCGAACGATTACGCTGAGTATCCCGCAGGATACACATTTCGCCAACACTGAAACGGAATGGAGCCTTGTGATTACCGATCACTCGCTTTGCCCAATCGGAAGCCACGCTCTTCTCAAAGATTTCCTTGGAAGGAACCCAGCCAGCTTCCTTGTAGCCCTTGGCCAGACGGCTGGTAGGATAATGCTTCTCGTAATACTGACCCATGATTTGGAGATCCTCCCGCATTTCATCGGTAAAGGAATTCACCCAAGCCTGTTCCTCCGCGAGCACATCCTCAGCGGGGAAACACTCAGCCCAAAACTTATCGACATAAGTAATCTGCTTCTCAGAAAGATCCTTACGCTTTGCCTGCTCGAGCATAGACTCGACAAAGCTCTTGGAACTCGCACGCAGACGAGGGGACGAAACAATCTTCTCAAGTCTCTCAACATTAGTCATTGTAATCTCCATAGGACAGGACACCTAACCAACCAACACCCCCATCATAGAGGCTGGTTAATTAGGCGTCAAGTCCCAGGTTAAAGTTTTAGTTTGCCTTCTTCTTTTCTACCACAATCATCATCTCACTCGGACGAGGATCAAAGTAAGGACGATTCGCACATTCCTTCGTGGTCATCCACATACGCGAACAACGCGAAGGGATTGGCTTTTCTGCCATCATATCGGTAAGGATGATGTGCCCGTCGAACTGACGATTCTCATTCACATACTTGGTAGGAGAAGAAAAGTTCGTACCACCGCAAAGCACACGCTCACGCTTACGATTCTCGCCCTTCTTCCACACATACACCTTATCGACGAACACTTGATCGTCAAAGGGAACAACGGTGAAGGTTGCGAGCTTCGCCAGAGAGTTCAACTCAGCAAAGAACATCGAAAGCATTTCATCACTCACCGAGCCAGACTGGTCGATGGAGATTGCGATGTTGGCGATACGATTGACCTTTCGGCCAGGATTTACCGACACAACATTGATGCTGTTGGCGTAAGCGTGAGTGCGCTTATCAATACGGCGACGAGTGTTGGACTTATCCGCCTTCTGAGCACGACCGATGAACAGACGAAGAATACGCTTCCAATCCACATAGGATTCCAAAGCCTTCTTGATTTCCTCACGGGTCTTGTAGGACATGGAACCCCAGCCCTTCTGATCGGCCTTCTCCGCAGCTTCCTTCAGATACTCCTTAACACGCTCGTTGGCGGTTTCGGCTTCCATTCCGTCGCCCGAACCTTCGGCCCAATTGCCGTGATCGTCGAACTGGCCGGAATCATCAACTCCGCCCATACCTTGACCTTTACCATTCCCGCCACCGCCATTCGGATCAAGCTCAACCTTCTCGAGAATCTTGCGGAAGTAGAACTCAGCCGACTGCTCGCTAGGGAAATCCTCAAAGGACTTACCACCGGGAATACAGCAATTCTCGGGCAGATTATCGGCACCAATCAGACAGTTAATCGACAGGTCAGTAGCGATATTCCATAGCTTAAAGAAACGCTCTGGCTCACGGATAACCTGAGCAGGACGACGATTCGACACATGACGAAAGACAAGGTGATAGAACTCGTGGATGATAACACCACGACGCTGCTGCTCGGTCAGCTTCTCAAAGAAATCGGGATTGTAGAGGAACTCATACTGCATAGCTTCACGGTTCAAGCCGACAGCCGCAGTAGGAATAGAAGTAGTGGAATTCTTCTCGATACGACGAGAAAGAGCAGCAAAGAAAGGCTCGTCCTTGAGCAGACGGGCAATATCAATATTAAGATCGTAAGACATTTTACACCTGTGAGGTGAGGGGTTGAACTTGATACAAGACTACCACCCTGATAGTTTCCCGTCAAGGTGGTAGTCTTATTGTTTAGGATTTGATTACTGAGCGACCTTCTTGCCGGTCAGAATCTGAACCGCATAGAGCGAAGCCAGACCCTTCGAAGTCTGCTGCTTCATAACCAGCGGATTGTTGAGCTTACCGAAGATACCGCCCATCTTGGTAGCGGCCTCGGAAGGCAGATTGACATAGTACTCGGCCACATTCTTGGCTTCGTCAGCGGTCAGCTGCGAATCGAATACCTTGCTCGCGCCCAGCTTCTCAATCAGAGCGAGGTGCTCATTCAGAGAAAACTTCTTGGTGAGCTTAAGCGCCTTACCATTCAGCACTTCCTCAACCTTGACCTGACGATCGTAGTTGCGAACGAAATCCACGAACGCGGTGGAAGCCTCAAAGCCAACGAAACCTTGAACGATAGCTTGGAGTTCGGGAGTCGCACCCTTATCCAGCATCTTTGCCTTCGTCAGAGCGACTGAAGCGCGAGCCCACGACCGACGCGAAGGATAAACCTTGTTCGGCTCAAAGGTATCGGCGTGCTCAAGGTGAGCACGGTTGTTATTGATGAAGTCCCAGATTTCGCCAGCGACGTTATCCTTGGCCCAAGTCAGCCAATCCTCAACGGTCGGCTCCACATCGACGCACCAATAGCGGTCAAGCTCGGCAACGTCCATATCGGAAACCTGATAGTTAGCGCCGTGGATACCGCCGTTGACTGCGGCAAACATCAGCGTATCAGCGTGAAGGTGCTTGCCAGCCAGCTTGCGGGAATCCATCAGCTCGAAAAGACCTTGGCGAACTTCCATCGCACCACGATCAACCTCGTCGAAGAACAGCACAACGCCACGCTCGCAAGCGTCTTGGAACCAGTCCGAAGCCGCCCACTTCGTAACCAAAGCGGTCTTGCGCTGTTCCAGCGTAGGCAGACCGATCAAATCGCCTTCGGTCATCTGTGAAGCGCGACGCTCGATAACCTCCATCTTGCGACGATCCGAGAACTGATAGATGAGCTGCGACTTACCGATGCCGTGGCGACCACGGATCAGAACAGGGAGCCGAGCGTCAGCAACAGCGTCCACGATAGCGTTGAAAGTACCGAAAGAAATAGTAGCCATAATAATAAACCTCAAAGGGTTAAGAGTCAGAGAGAGTGCCCCGAACCGCTCAGGACACCCCCATCATAGGGGAGAGTTAATTACCTGTCAAGCCGGTGCAACAACCTCGCTGCTTCCAGCCTTAAATTTGTATCCAGCCTTGAAGAACTCTTCTGCTGAACTAAACTTCATAATTGGACTTGAGTAGCAAGCCATCTTGTTCTTCATCTTATCAATCTCAGCTGGATCCGCTTTGCTGATAATACTTACATTCTTAGAAGTTGGCTTTGGAGCATAGAAAGAATGGTATGGAAGATAGATCTTTTGTACTCTCTCATTAGCAGTATCAACAGCATCAACGGCAAACCAGTTTCTTTGGCTACCATTAACGAGTTCGTTGATAAAGCGGGTGAAAGTATATGGCCTGAAATCTCCGATTACAACCATCTTCTCTTCTTTATTACGCGAGTTCCAACGATACTCATTCGCCATACCATTAAGCATGGCTCCGGGACCAAAGCCAATCTCGTGCAGCCATTCAAAAGCCTTATCAAGATCACTAATCTCGGCTGAGAGTTTGGCTTTATGGTCGTTAAACTTCTTTGAACACTTGGTAGAGGCGTGGTTCATACCAGCGCAGTACCCACATACCCGCTTACCACCCGAGTCCATCTTAGCTTTCATCTTAACCGCTCTCATTCTACCCGCAGTTAGAGCTGCCTTGTAATAGGAACAAGAATCGATTGTGTGGCCGGTTTGCCACCGACCACACCACTTACAATTAATAGTAGCCATTAATCACCTTTTTCAGCCTTCTTGGCTGCTCTGATAGCGCGTTGATAACTCTTACGATCTGGATGCTTTAGAATCTCTGGCTTGCTGCCGAGAATAACATTCACAGCCTTCTCGACTTCCTCATCACTCGCAGGAAGAATAACTTGCGTTAGATCCTTCATGTTCTGCCGACCAGACATGACCCGAGTGTAGCCTTGAGCATCATTGTCGCGCAACCACTGCTTTTGACCATCAGGGAATTCAGCTTGCATGGTAGCAACAGCCTCATAAAGACCTGGAACGGGAACAGTATTACGGAACTCATTGCGAGCTTCAGTTGGTTCAGCAAGCGTAGCACAACGAATCAACGAAGAAGCTTCGTTGGTGAAGTAGCTTGGTCTAATCTTTACAAAATCAGTTACCGTGTAATTCACAAGCTCATAGCTATGATCGCTATCAGGCATGGAGTTCGAATAAAACATCATGGGACCATAAACGAAAGCGCCCGTAGCCAGCTTGAGATTCTTGATAACCTCAGCCACGCCAACCATACCAGCCCATTCCTTTTGGGCTCTATCGTGATCGTCGCGATAAAGCTTTTCGCAAGTGGTCTTGGTGTGATCCGTACCATTACAATACGAGCACTTCTTAACCGCTGCTCGCTCAACAACTCTTTGGGCGTAGGTATCGCCGTTTGCCGCAGCCTGCTTCGCAGTCGGGCAGTTATTACGATTGTGTCCCTGATTGTAGCAATAACTACAGCGCGGGCTTCTCTTCACCAAACTCATTTGTATCCTCTTCGTCTTTGGTTTCTTCAATTAGGTCTTCAACCAGCATCGCAACATCATCGAAACTATAAACTGAAGTCTCGGTTGGCCAACCATTTTCTGGAAGGGCTGCTAGTGTTTGAAATACATACGGCTCAAACTCTGGCTGTAGAATGAGCATTACCTTTGGATTCTCCGCCATCATATAGAAGAATCCATCATCATACTTCCATGTGCCATGCTTACCGGCTTTCTCGTTCAAATCACGAAGCATCTTGTGCTTCACGTTTGTATGAAAGTCCTTCTGTCGATTTAGAAATTCTTGTAGTGTGTTTAACATCGTCTGCTCCTGCTGTTCAGTCCCTACAGCATAGAGCAGAGTTAATTACGTGTCAAGCGGCTAACCAATGTCAGATGGTTTTGGCTCTACAACTCCGGGCTTCTTTTCTCTTTTAACCGGGGCTGCTTCTGGCTCCAAAGAAGTTAAATCTTCACGAACATCTAGGAAGTTAATAACTGCTTTAAGCACATCCAAAAGCATCGTTACGTCAGCAAGAGCATCATGCCAGCCCTTATTTTCTACGTCAAATGCCTTGATGATCTTTCCAAGAGATACAGACAATTTGCCTTTATCTGTTGTCATTGCATTAAGAATCTTTGCGTCTTGCTCTGAAAGTTCTTTTCCGGCCTCTCTATTTGCCTTAAACATTTTTAGAGCTGGTGTTAAGAACTTTCTAAAGATCACAACTGTATCAACAGAAATGTCGTCTGGTGGTTCTCTACCAATTCTTTGATACATGTTATTTAAAAATCCAACGTCGAATGGAGCGTTTTGAGCTACCAATACTCTATCCGGGTATTTATCCAAGAACTCTGTAAACGATCTAAGAGCTTCGCCCATTCTCATAAATGGCGCTCCCTCTGGTACTTCTTCCATAGAGATATCTTCTTTGCCGGGCATTTCTTTTGCCTGTAAGAATGCTTTTCTTCTTGCTTTCTCTGGATCTCTTGAAACTCCATATTGGGTCATAGAGAAAATATCTTCTATGCCTTTGAACTTTGAGGGCTCTTGTCTAACTCTTTTAACGCCAGGGCGTACTTCTACACCGGCAGCGCGAGCAGCTGCTAGTTTCTCTGCTTTCTTGCCGCGATCCCAATCCATAAATCCACGGGTTCTTTGACCTAGTTGGATCTTTACATTAAATTTCTCGAGGATTTCTGGATCTGCGTCCCAATTCTTTACATCAACAGCGATCGCTGCTATTTGAGTAACTTGGTGAAAATCTTTTTCTGCTGAAAGACCTGTCGTTTCTGTGTCATAGAAGATCCAAGTTTTATTTGATGCTTCTTTCATTAGCTCTCTCATTTCTTGGAATGAGGAGCCATATTGTTCATATTCCATTACATCTTCATTAATGGTCTTTTTAAAAGATCTCCAGTTCTCAAATAGTTTCTGATACATTAAATTTCTCCTACTAGTACTAAACTAATTAGTAGGCAGAAGAGCATTCATCGCATTGTGCATCAAAATACCACTGGCTGTTCCTACGTTCAGACTTCTAACAGAACCTCTCATCCCGATATAAACAAAGTCATCGCAGAGATCGAGGATTTCATTATTCAACCCCTTTGTCTCTTCCCCGAAAATAAATAGAGATCCAGGCTTGATCTGGTAGTCGGCAACATTGATACAAGGTCTATCAATATTACATTCAATAGCTACAAGCCTATACTCCTTCTTAAGCTCCTTGATATCATCAATTGACTTAAGATGAACTACATTTGTGTAATGATGGGTTCCAACTGAGCCTCTGCGATCCCAAGCCTTCTTGCCGAAGTAGAAGAACTTTTCACAGCCGAAAGCATTGGCGTTTCTAATAGCCGTTGAAATATTGAAGTCTCCTTCAACATGGCTCATCATACACGCATAAGGAAGCGTGTTAAGTTGAACGTCAGCCTTGATTAGCTCGGTCGTCCAATTAGCATACTTATTCAGAACGTTCATTTAGAGAATCCTTGTAATCAAAGTGTCCATACTTAGAACAATACTTTCCGCAGTATTGATCCGAAAATACAATAGGCCATACGCCACCCCCGTAGATGTCCCCCTTAGTAGGGGCGGAGTAGATACATACACCTATCAAACCATTTTCTACATCTTGTTTAAAGTAGATACAATTTTCACAACTAATCTTAGTCATAAAACCTCGAGATCACTTAATTCGTCCAGAGAAAACCAAGCCGACACCGGCTTATCACTAGGGTCAGTGTAGCTGACCTCAATGTTCTTGTCAAACAGGACAGAAGAGACAATACCTTCGACAATCATATCTCTTTGAAAGACACCATAAGCTGTTTTATATGGAACATCACTCTTTTTTACTCTTACGAAGTCCCCCTGCTTTGGCAGGTTTAATTGCTTTTGGCTTTTTTGCATTCTTAACCTCGTTTTTATCTTTAACAAGGACTTTGGTTGTGCATTTAGCATTACACTTGTTATAAGTTGTTGGGAAATCAATTGTCTTTTGTACCCACTCAATCATAGCTTCCTCGGTAGGGAATGATCCTGAGTAGATAACAGTTTCAGTAGATTTCTTATGATTATAACCCGTGCTTGCTGTATGCCAGTCCTTAAAAATTGGATCCAGGACTTTAGTATAGAGTCCTCTTTTAATTCCATCAACCTGGAACCTGTATTCTATTTCTTCTTTTCTTCTGTGATAAATCCAAATTACGCCGTGCATATTATACAAGAGGGGAGTGTTATCTCCCCTCCCTCCTAACTCTAAGTATGTAGGATTTTTCATTAGTTCACAAGGATGGTCTTCACTTTTAGAACTGGTGGCTTAACCTTTGGAACTGAGACAGTAAGAATACCGTCAACATAGTCGGCTTTAATGTTGTCGAAATCAACATTTAGAACCTTCCAAGCTCTATCAAAAGATCCGGCGTATGGATTCTTTTTCTCCGGCTGATATGAAAGAATCAGAACTCCATTTTCTTTTACAGAAACCTTGATATCTTCTTTCTTGGCTCCTGGAAGCGGAATAGTTGCAAGATAATGGTCTCCCTTGTCTACCAAATGATAAGTAGAGACATCGTGTCTATCATAGGAACCAAAAGAGCCATTCATAATTTCATCGAAAAGCTTTGAATTGTAATTATACCACATTCTATTTCCTCCATGCATATACCCCCAGTAGGGGGGTAGTAGTAGTCTATACTAATCCGGCCCTAGCAGTCTGTCAAGTCTCATCAGGAAATTTTCCTATATAACCAGCATTTCTATAAAATTTCTTAAACATTTCAAGTTTTACATTAATTTTTGGATATGATTTTAATGTTTTCATCAATTCAGTTCTAATAAATAAAGTTTCAGCGTAAGTATTGAAATCGTTTTCTTCATTTGTTTTTCCATAGTTATACATAAACCCATCAGAATTAATAGAATTATCGCTTGTGTATGCAAAATAAAAATCTGTTAAACAATGATCATTAAATTCACTGGAGAAGTCGTATTTACTGCGAGAAATAGCTTTCCATTTTAAAATTAATTCGTATTGGTTTGCTTTAAAAACATCACTAGAGAACTCATGATGAAGAATTCTCAGATAAACTTCTGTGAGATCACCACTATAATTATCTAAACAAACAAATATCATCCTACCATCACTAAGACCCCCTATATCAATTCCATTCTTTTTTAAGTTTTCAACCAATACAATCTGATCAATATGTTTTCTTAAAAAGCTGGTATCATAAGATGATATGAATTTTTTTAAGTAAGGAAAAAATATATCTAACTTATTTTTAGAGGCCCTTGTTCCATAAATATTTGATGCATATTCGCGAGTTTTATTTGGATTGCATGATACTTTAATTCCTGATTCGGCTGAGTAAAGATCAATTTCTCTAGTACATTCATAAGCAAAAACATTCGCGGGCAATAGTAAAAGTAAAAATAGAATAATTCTAAACATTATTTTCCTTTAAAATAAAATTGAACATAGATAATACAGATAACTAAAAGGGAAGTTATTATATTTCTATGTGTAAAAAATGGCTCATTAAAAAATATCTTTGATAGAGTATACATAGCCGGAAAAGAAGCGGCAAACATAATCCATCTTATCTGCCAAATGCTATGGGTTTCTTCAAATATATATCTTGACGCCAGCCAAAATAATATGTTTGAAGGAATGCCAAAAAGAATGATTGCGTATAATGGACTGCTTTTCCATGACTCCCATAGAAACTGAGAGTTGCCGCCGAACCATGCTACACTGTGTCCTAGGATAGCTAGAAGGCAGCCTAGAAATAGTAGAGTATGATTCATTAGTGAATACTTAGGCTAAAATTTGAAACACTTGTAAATAGTTTTTCGGCCTTATAGGTACTATTTTTGTATTCGTTAATTTTCTGCATAGTATCTTTAGTAATTAAGAAAGTATTTCCTTCTAATTCTAATATCTTTTCTATTTCTAGAAGATATTGACCAAGCCAAAAATAATACATATTCAAAGAAGTGAAAGAATAGAAATCATCGTGATTATAGTTTACAACTTCTTTCATGATTAATCTGACCTGGAGCATTAAATTCAGAGTTTTTTGTCTGGCATCCGCCAAAGCATCTCTCTGTATTTTAAACTTTGTGGTTTTCATTTAACTTCAATAGATTGTTGCATTTCTTTTAATGATTTAATTGCTTCCATGAGATTGGATAATTTATCTGAGGCCGATGCTGTTTCAACTTTTTTCTCGACAGGTTTTTCTTTGGGTTCTTCTTGTTGCGGGGTTAAAGCTACGACATAAGCCTGTGTATTGTTTTTGAGATTACCAAGCATAGCATTGATAACTTTGATTAATTGTTCAGATTGCTCGATTGCGGATAGCGTTTCCTCTATATTTCTATTTTTACAAGCAACAGAGGCGGCTTTAATCTCACACACTAAATCATTTGAAATAGATGCAAGTTCTTCCGCATCAAGATGGATTCTATCCATCAAAGTCTCTTTTTTAACAAGAGTTGAATAATAAGCTAAAGTTGACATTATACCTCCACGATTGCGTTATTTGTTGTAATCAACGTTGATACAACTGAAATAGAATTCTTTATGGCAGAGGTTGTAACTTTCACAGGGTCAATCACGCCTGCCTTGTACAAGTCTACCACCGTGCGCGTCTTGGTGTCAAGGCCGAGTCCGTCCTTTGACTTGATAACCTTTTCAGAGAGAATTTGTGCCGGAAGGTCAAGATTCTCACAGATCTTTTCAAACGGAGCCGATAACGACTTGATAACAACATTGTAGCCGACAGCTTGATCCTCGGTTAGATCCTTTGGGACTCTAATAGCCTTAGAAGCCTTTAGAAGAGTTGTGCCGCCACCTGGGTGGGTTCCGGCCATTTGCGCTGATTTAACAGCCTCCAAGGCGTCCTCAATACGGTGTTTCTTTTCTACGACTTCTACCTCACTTGAACCACCAACACGAATGGTTACAACACCACTGGCAAGTCTTGTAATTCTATCTTGGATTCTCTTACATTCTTCTAAGTCAGCAGTCTCTTTGATAAGTTCTTTAAGTTCTTCAGATCTTTTATCTATCTCTTCCGCCGATCCCTTGCCTCCGATAATCGCCGTTTGAGTCTTTCCAACTTCCACCGCTTTACAACGGCCAAAATCTGCAAGCGTAAATTGGGAAAAATCCAAACCAGAGTCTCTAGTAAAAAACCTACCATTAGTAGCGACAGCAAGATCAGCCAAAACATTTCTTCTTTCTTCTCCGTAGTAAGGGGCTTTCACGGCAACAATCTTCATGGAATTACGAAGAGCATTCATAATCAAAGCAGCTAATAGTTGTCCTTCAACATCATCAGCAACAATAATTAAAGGTTTCTTTTCTCTAGCCGCAAGTTCTAAAACAGGCATGATTGGTTCTACATGCTCTAACTTCCAGTCAGTAATAAACAAGAGACAATCATTATGCTTGGCTACTTTTCTCATTTCGTCAGTGATAAACTGAGAAGAGAGGTAGCCAGACTCAAAGATAAAGCCTTCGGTTAAGTCCAGTTCTGTTTCGTAGGACTTGGAATCCTCAATTGTGATCGCTCCATTCTTACCCGCCAGATCAACGGCTTTGGCGATTAGCTTACCAATAACTTTATCATTATTGGAAGATACGGTTGCGATATTCTCAATATCTTCAATTGAGTTAATTGACTTTGACTTAGAATTGATAAAGGCGATTACATCGTCCTTTGCCTTTTCCATACCCCTTCTCATTTCAGTTGGAGAAATGCCGGATGAAAGATACTTCTGTGATTCCTTTAACATACGATACGCTAGGAGGGTGCTAGTAGTGGTCCCATCCCCTGCTTCGTGTGCTGTAAGCATGGATACTTGCTTGAGAATCTGTGCTCCAGCATTCTCAAACGGATCTTCAAAATCAACAAAGCGAGCAACAGTTACGCCGTCCTTTGTAATGATTGGTCTTTTATCTTTTTGTTGTAAGATTACATTTCTTCCACCAGGTCCAAGTGTGGAAGAAACAAGATTAGATAGTTTTTCTACGCCTAACAGGATCTTTTCCTGTAATTGTTTGTTGCCCTCGTAAGCCTTTCCCATTCATAGCCTCATTTATATATTTGATTAGTTGTTCTTGTAGTTGAATCTTGTCTCTATGTGAACGCGCAAGGTCAAGTGTATCAAAGAATTTCATTTTCGTCAAGCTGCCTTCTTCAATATCATTCACCAAGTCGTTTCCAGCAACTTCCAAAACAAACTTACATGGGGCTTTAGGAGCATACGGTCCATTAGTTAAAGGCTGAACGTTTGGTAGATAATCTACAATCTGTCCGTGCTTACTGATAAAAACCATATCCAAAGGAACATATGTATCCTTCATTTGAAAGGGGTGCTTATCTTCCTTGGGCATATCGAATAACATTCCGAAACCGTCGTCAAGTTTGTGTCTCTTTGAAAGACCTTTATATCTAGCCGCGTCATCCATAGCGACTTCAACTACATAATGTTTATCCCCAATACTAATCATACCAAATGGTTTTGTCAAGATCTTTTTTTTCATGGTTGTTCTTCTTTTATAAAATACTGATCAAATTTAACAGTGGTCTCAGATAAATTATTCACTGTTTGATATCCCGTACTTTGATCTCTGGTTGAGAAAAATTTATTCATTGTTTGCACAGATGTTTTTAATAAATTTAATACCTCAAACATTTTGCCAGATAAAGTCCTTCTATAATTTTCTATGACTTTATTTAAAACTTCATCTCTTAAATCTAACTCTCCAGTAAAATATGAAGCTTCTGATGGTTTCGTTCTATCGGCATAGACCTTACTCATGAAAGCTGCGTTTAATGAATATTGTGTAGGGATAGTAAATTCTTCTTTCCCTGGTATAATTTCTCTGTATTTTTCTATAAATTTTAATGCTTGATATCTTCTTAATAAATATTCTGGACTTTGATCTTGTATTTTGTCTAAACTAGGTATAAAAATTTGATTTGTATTTGGATCAAACATATCCTGAAGATTTTTAATAAACCTTTGAAAAGTATCTGCAGATCCTCTAAAATTTGCTGGTGGTATATAAGCTCTAAATTCTTCTTTAAAATTTTTTAATTCCAATTTCTCCAGGAACCCTTTGAGATTTAATTCAAAAGTAAAGAATCTATATATTCCCGGCGTTCTATCTTTTAAAATAATAATATAAAAATAATTTGGGGATTCTTGATAATATTCTATCAGTTGAGTAAAACTTCCTCCGACCTTTGGATCTTTTGATCTTGGATTATCTGGATCTCTTGCCGATAGTGTTTTTAATTGTACGCCACCTTTAAATACTTTTTGTGATTCAATATCAACAGCGCCATTGTTTGCCTCATTGGATCCGTCTATTAATTGTGCCATAATTGTTTCAGCTTGAAATCCCGCAACTGATTCGTCTGTATTTAAAAGATTTTCTCTTATTTCTTGTATCAACAAAAAAGACGAGAAAGCTCTTTTAATATTTCCTGCTCTAATTATTTTTTCTGGTCTCAACAGAAAATCATTTACTTTATCAATTCTCTGGTAAAGAAATGGGGAATTTCCTTTAATGTTCTTTAATAGTTCTGTGTATTCTGTATAGGCTGCCGTCTTTTTTTGTTTTCCTTCGATTTCTCCTTTGCCTGCCTCAATATCAAGAGGGCTTGGAACAAATATTTTTGGAACATCCTCATTTAGTTTATTCTCAATCAATTTAATAAGAAGTTCATTTCCTTTCTTTGGAGCATAATAGTTGTCAAGCAGTTCTTCAAGATTCATTGGAATACCTCTGGAGTAATTAGGTTCTTAACAACAACAAAGCCCAGTTTTTAGGCTGGGCTTTGTCTGATTTCTAGGATTTAGGATAACTTATTTCTTTTTGGCTTTCAAGGCTGCTGCTTTCTTTTTCTTCATCATCATTTCTTTCTTTTTCTTCGCAGCGGCCTCTTCTTCTTTCTTCTTTGCGGCAGCTTGCTTTTCTTTCATTAATTTTGCCTTAGCTGATGCTTTTGGATCCTTTTTCTTTGCTTCCATTAAGCGAGCCTTAACTCTAGCAGCTACTTTATTTACGAGACGATTGATTGCTTCTGCCATTGGGGCTGGGGCTGCCTCTGGAGCTGCTGGTGGAGGGGCTTCTGGGGCTGCTTCGCCTTCTGGTGCTTTTTCTTCGCCCGATTCTTCAACTGTTACCTCTACGCCTAATGTTTCTTGTACCAATTCACCAAGTTTCTTTACAAACTCTTTAATCTTTGTTTCCATTTCATCACCACCGGCTCCTTCTGGTGCTGGTGGTAGTTCTGCTGGGGCCTCCTCTCCACCTGCTGGTGGGGGTGGAGCGTCAGCTTGTTCGAGTAGCTTCTTTAGTCTTTTCATGCTCTTGCGAACATTTTCTTGCATATATCCTTTGCAAGAACCTTCATGAATTTCTCCACATTTCTTACAAGCCATACCTTCTTCTAACTCATTTTCTTCGTGGGGATAAGCCTCTTCTAAAGATTCATTCTCTTCATAATCTTCTTCGCCTTCATCTAAAGATTCATTCTCTTCATCATCATAAGCCTCTTCTAAAGATTCATTCTCTTCATCATCATAAGCCTCTTCTAAAGATTCATTCTCTTCATCATAGACTTCATCTAAAGCGTCTTCGCCTTCTTCTTCTTGATCGCCTGGATAGTATCTACCTTCATCGGAACCTGTATCGTGGTGTCCTTCTTTTAAGAATGGATTTGCTAATGAACCAATACCAGCAAGACCCATCATTCTCATAGTCGTTGCTTCTGTTAATAATAAATCTTTACGTTTTGCCATTATAGTTTCTCCTAAGAAATCATAATAAATAGTGATGAGTTTTCTAAAATGCCATTTCTTCTTCTAATTGATTCCAGCTTTGTTTCATTTTTGCTAAAGCTCTATCTTCTAATTGTTTTATTCTTACATAAGATACGCCCAATCTCTTGGCTGTTTCTTCCAAAGTCAATGGACCATTTTTTCTTGCACATACTAACGTGCAATTTAAATCTTCTTCATAATTTATAAATTGATCACACTCAAAATTATTGCAAGGAACATTGTCTCTCTCGCAAATCTCATCACAACTTATCATTTATTCCTCAGTCTGGCATTGTTTCGTCAAGAAGATCATAGATTCCATCTATGTCGTCATCATTAAGATTATACAAAGATTCTGTTTTTTTAGCAAGCTCAGTCTGCTTTTCTATATAATCTTTTTTACCACGACCTGAAATTTTATTTCTTTGTTTAAAGTTTTCTACAACAACTCTAACGTCTTTATCCCCGGCTAAATATGATTCCAAAAAGAATCTAATAAGTTTTGCTGGATGTGGAATGTTCTCAAACTTAAAATTAGCTATTAGTTCGCCATATTCATATTCCGGCATATTACATATGATTCTTTTAGCATAATTTTCAGAAAGCTTTTTCTTTTCCATTATTATACCTTGAAGTGTTTCTTTATTTCTTTTGTTAAACTAACTTTATCAAAGCCTTCTTGTGGATAATCTAGTTCTTTAAACTTCTTACCGTGAATATAATAGAGCGTAGGAACGCCGTCTTTAATAAAGAGATCGGATAAATCTTCCTCTTCATTTACATCAACGTCGTAGAAATCTAGGTCAGGGAAAGACTTAGCAACAGCTTGATAATCTGGTTCCAAATCTACGCACACAGGACATCCATCGCTCTTAAATTTTATTACAGCTGGCTTGCCTCCATCAACAATTTCTTTGAATTTAAATAAATCAAGTTTCTTCATCTGGGAGTTGCTCCTTTACTTTATTGATACACTCTGGGCAGAACAATCTAACTAGTTTTTGTTCGCTCTTAACCACCACAACCCAAGTTTGCGCCATTTCTTTTGATTTCTTATCAAATGGTTTGGAACAAACATCACACTTATCAGGCAATCTATCAAACATACTTATCTGTTTGCCAAGATTTTTTTCAGCGTCTTTTCTTGCTTCTACTTGTTTTTGTCTTTTAATTTTATTTATTGGATTACTCATAATAATTTAGCATCCCGTCGAACCAAACCCGCCTTCACCGCGATTGGATTTGGTTAGAGTTTTTGAATATAATGGAACGTCGTTTGGTAGTTCTTCAAATGAGGGAAGTTCTATTGGATAGACAAGAATTTGAGCGATCTTATCTCCTGGATAAATTTCTTGAGCACTACGACCAATATTATGAAGATTAATCATTAACTCACCTTCGTAGCCAGAATCAATAATACAGGCACCAACAATTATGGAACGCTTGGCTGCCATTCCCGATCTGTTTTTAACTTCTGTAACGTATCCGAGTGGGGTGGCGATTTTAATTCCTGTTCCGAGGAGTTTTGACTCTCCAGCATATATGACAACAGCATCATCCCCAGCATAAAAAATATCAGCACCAGCATCGCTAGGATTTGATCTTTGTGGTAGTTTGGCATCTTCTCGAATCTTCTGTATAAACACAATAACCTCCTGATATGTTTAGTAGCAGGAGGTTATCATAGTTTTATTAAGTTGTCAAATTAAGTTGCAGAACCAGTAATATATACCCACCAACCTTTTGTTGTCGTGGTAGAGGAAGCGTGTGTTGCCGAAGAAGAGAACACAATTCTTAGGACATTACTTCCACCTAACAAACTGGCGGTATTAACACTTGCAGACATATAAATTAATGTTGAAGATGTTAAAACAAGAGAAGCCGCAAATCTTGTAGCGGTAGAGGTGGCTGAGCCGGTGTAAATATCGACTCTATCGGATCCCGCAGAGGAAGAATTTACTTGACCAGCAAGAATGATCTTTAATTTTGGAAAATTTCCAGCTGCGCCAGTAATTGTTGTATCAAATGAAATAGAGGCCGTTCCATTTACACCGTCGCTCGTATAGTAAGGAGAGAAAGCTGCTTGTGGACCATCGGTAGAATATATCATCGCAGGAACTAAAACATTAGTCCAAGCAGCATTTGCTGTTCCAACTCTTGACATTGAAAAATGCACAGTAGTTGAATTAACGCCAAATGTTGTTTCGCCACCAGACACTCCAGAGGCTCCATTTACACCAGTCCCTGACCAAACTCCATCCGCATTAGAAATTGCGTCAGATAATGGTCCATAAGTGCCGTTTTGCGTGAATGGCGCAGAATATCCGCCACTAGCATAAAGACCTAAATTGATGAGATTATTTTGATTATCTGTATTGCCTCTATCATTTTCGGGGACATTTGTTTCGCCAATTGGATTTAGAGTATATAATCTTAATATATCTGCTTTTCTTTTTCTGTGTCCACTTGCCATTTATTAGTTCTCCTAAAAGTTCATTAATAAATAGTATGTGGAATTGATAAATACTAGCCAATCATCTTCCAACTCTTAGAAATTCCTATACAAGAGAATCCACCAAAGTTTTCATCATAATTGAGTTTAGCCACATACGGTCTATTTAAATAGATTACATCTTTATCTAAATCTACCGACCAACATTTAATTTCTGTTGTTTTACCAGAATCATCTACAACTTGAACCACATAATAATTCTTATCATTCTTGGACTTCTTAACTTCAAAAGACATAGGAACAAACCAACAGATTTTTAAGTCCTCATCATACTTGGAAATTGAATTAATATTTGTATCACTTAGCCGCTTATATAGTTGACTGGTCATAACCATATCAACAGGGAAGAAGCCAAGAAGGGTTGTATAATTTTCCATAACCTCTTCTTTTGTAAAGTCTCCGGCTTCTTTATACTGATTAATGTATTCATCAAACTTTTTCTTTGTCTTTGGTCTTTCACCGCAAAAGGACATCCAGAAATGCTTGCGACCAGTAAAGCGATTATCTATCAATTCGTCAAGAGCGCCAGAACGAGCAAGAGCATCAAAGCCCTTCTTATTTAATTTAGCGTAAGCAATCTTATCATGGAATAACATTTCGTCAATTGTTTTGAACGGACGATTGTTTATGATCTGCTCGATTGCTTTTTCGCCCAAGCCCTTAATAGAACTAAGTGGCTGATAGAAAGTCTTTCCGTCATTTGATACACCCCATTCGTCGCCGGATACATTTACATTCGGCGGATCCACTTTATACCCCAATGCTTTAACGATTGATATGGCTTTAGTTTTTCCATCATCGTCTTGGGTTTCATCGTCCAAGTATGAAGCAATCCACTCGCTTGGGTGATAAGTAAGAAGCCATGCACACTGATAAGAGAGGATACTATAACAAACTGCGTGAGATTTGTTAAAGCCATAACCTGAGAAGAACTCAAATGTTTTCCATAGATTTTCTGCTTGGTCTCTTCCAATTTGTTTTTCAGCGCATCCCTCAATAAATTTCCTGTGAATTTCATCTTTAACCTCGTGTCCTTTGCCTGTGCCTTTCTTCGTCAAAACTTTCCGCAATAGGTTGCCTTCGTCCAAAGATAGATCCTTGCCTAGCTTGTGAGCGATCAAAGCAATCTGTTCTTGGAAAATTAGGAAGCCGAAGGTTTCTTTCGTAATCTCTTCCACGACTGGGTGAATATATTTGATAGAATCTGGATCTTCTTTTGCCTTCACATAGTTATCATCCACATGAGCCGACAAAGGACCGGGACGATAGATAGAGGTAATAGCAGAGAGATCAATTATGCTTCTTGGCTTTGCTTTCTTACAGAATTCTTGAGCGCCTTTTTCTGCAAACTGGAATACAGCGACCCATCTTCCGTCATGGAATACATGCTCATAAACCTTCTGGTCATCAAAGTTTATTTTTGATGGGTGTAAGTTTGCATCGTAGAAGGTTTTGATATCATCGAAGGTGGGATTAACTTGTCCCTGCTTACGCAGGACACGGCTGATCGCATTCTGTATGATACGAAGAGTTGCAAGCCCAAGAATGTCAAACTTAATAAACCCAAGAGGCTCCAGGTGTCTAACATTTTGTCCCTCGCTCCAAGGTGTTTGGATTACTCCGCCACTATTAATTAGTGGCATGAACTTCGAAATGTCCTCGGACACAATAACTCCGCCAGCATGACGGCTTGCGCTTCTTACTTGGCCTTGTAGAGCCTTGATGTGCTTGCCGACCTCTGGATACTTAGCTAGAAACTTTTGTAGGGTTTCTGAGAATTCTAAGCATTCTTCGAATGTTGGAACATACATACCAGCTGTAATACCATGCTTTTCTTTTGCTGGACTTGTTGCTTCCTTAACCATAACAGAAGTGGTTTCATTTACTTCTGTAAACGGAATACCATAAAGCTTGCCTACATCTTTGATTAGAGAGCGGAGTTGTAGAGTATTCCAGTTTGAGATTGGAACAACACAATCCTCACCCCACTGTTCGATAAGCATTTGTTTAAGGGTCATAGGATCGCTTACATCATAATCGATATCAGGATAGTCCTTTGCGTTCTTCTGCAAGAAGCGACTGAATAGAAGACCATACTTGATTGGATCAATCTGAGTAATGTTTAATAGATATGAGATTAGAGAACCGGCCGCAGAACCACGACCAGCTCCAACAAGCTGATTCTCAACTGCCTTGTCTGCAATCGCTTTCATGGTTAGAAAATACTTTGCGAAACCACGATTTTTAATTACCAGCAGTTCTTCTTTGAGGCGCTCAATATACTCTTTGTTCTTATCTAGCCCATGCTTCTTCATAGAAGAAGAGCAGAGTTCGATAAGAGCTTGAATATCCGTCTTACCTTCCGGCACAACGAAATCCGGTAGTCTTACCTTTGATTCTGGTAGGAAATCCTCGATCTGTTCGTGAGCAATACGATAAGTATTTTCAAACGATTCCAATACAAGATCGTCGTCATACTCGTTAAATGTTTGAGCTGAATACTTTTTGTATGACTCCCACATTTGATCGCCGTTCTTTGGGTAAAGCTCGGAGTTTAGATCCTCTCGCTTTGATGGGAGAGAATCCAAAGACATATTCTTTGATCCAAGCCAACCAAGCATCTTATAGATTTCTCTTTCCTTCCACAACTCGGGACGAGGATAATGAGAATCACAGGTCGATACCAGCTTGATATTATTAGCCTTGGCGACTTTGATTACAGCCTTGTTGATTTCATGCTGATCTTCATAGGCGTTCCATTGTAGTTCGCAATAGAATCTATCTCCAAGAATGTTCTTGAAGTTTTGAACCACCTTCGTCATTTCTTCTTGGACTTTGTCTTCGCCTTGCTCTTTAAACATCCAATAGCATTTAGATAAAGGACCACCCATACAAGCAGTTAAGGCAATAACGCCTTCGCTGTGTTGTTTTAGTAGTTCGTAATCAATCCGAGGAAAACGATAAAAGTTTCCTGGTCGATATGACTTGGAAACCAATTGAAAAATGTTTGAGAGGCCTGTTTGATTCTGAGCCAGAAGAACGAGGTGAGCGCGGAAATTAAGAAAGCTCTTCTCATCTTTCTTTGATTCCTCTTCGTCTTCAACAACGACTCCTGCTTCTTCATCATCGCTCTTTTTATTCTTCTTGTCTTCTTTATGCTTCGCATAAGCTTCTGCCCATTCCGTCAAAGACGGATTAAAATAAGCCTCAACGCCAAAGATAGGCTTGAAGTTCTTACCTTCCGCCCGCAGTTTCTTTGTGTGAAGAACTTGATAAGACAAGCCATTCATGTTGCCGTGATCGGTCAAAGCAAGAGCGTCTGCTCCGTTGCTAATAGCAAAGTCAATATGCTCGTTTGGATAGCCGAGTCCGTCAAACACGCTGAAACAGCTATGTCCGTGTAGATTTACAAACTTAATCATTTATTCCTCATAGACGCTGTATTTTTCAACGTCTTTTTTTGCTGTTTCTTCTTCTAGCTCTTCTTCTGTGTCTTTCAGATCTTCGTTAAAGTCGTCAATTTGATACTGAAAGTATGTTTCACAGATATTAATTAATTCATCTACATACGCTCTTTGATCTGTCGTAAGCAGGTAATAACTTGAGGCAAGGCCGGCGTTTGTTGTATCTACGATATGTAGAGAATTAAAAACTTTAGCCGGGTCAAGTTTCTTTAGGGTCATCTTTGGTAGCTTCATCGTAATCATCTCCACAATCAATTGTTCTTGTTTCAAGATTCTTCATCTTGTTGAACTTAAAATACTTAACCTTCTTGGGCATTCTATACCATTTAGAGGTAGAAATATATTTAGCATATCCTTCCCAAGTAGATATATTATTACTTTTATCACACTCTACGAGTGTAGCGTCGTCTAGTGTAGCAGACCTGAATACTTCGTCAAGGGTCAGCCTTGTCGCCGTGTTCCTCTCCTCTTTCGGCTTTCTATGAAGGCCTTTCATTCCATCAAAAGAAATCCATGCGCCCTTATCTCTTGCCTTAAAGTCTTTCTTAAATCTTTCAAAATCCTCTTTAAAGAAAGTGAAGCCTACATCTACGCCGTCTTTTATAGTTTTGCCGTCTATTGTAAAGTAGAGGTTCTTGTTGGCGTCTTTTACTTTCTTCCGCAGATTTTGTAGCATCCACGCTGAATAAACCCTGTGTGGAAACGACACGAAGAATTTATCCGGCACTGCCTTATTGGATAATCTTTGCGCGAGTTTTATGGCGTATTCCGCCCCGGCAAGAATGGTTCTACCATAGCAGTCCCGCCTTCCAATATCTCGAGCTGGAAGTGAGGCATACCAGATTGGAACTTTCATCTTAAAATTATCTTTAAACTCTACTGGTAGTTGAGCCAAGATTGGATCCTCAACATAAGAGCCGACAACTGCTTTTAATAAAGGTATGTGTCTCTTTTCTGTTATTACCCAAATAGAAGAACAGCCAGCCATAGCACATTCCAAGACGCTTCTATGAAGGGCTGTATAGTGTCTATAAAGAGGAGTTAAGGCATTCGGCCAAGGGAATCCATCATTTTTTGGACCACTCTGGATCGGGACGATCCCAACCAGGTTTGAAACGTATGTGGCTTTCTTTCCTTCCATATTTCCTCTTCGTTCCTTTTATCTATTATCAGCCAATCTTTTTGTTCGTATTCTAGATTATCTTTTTCTTCCGTGTGTCTTTTTAGCCACTCTAATTTACCAGTTATATCGTGTTGTCCCAAAACAGACTCTACTTGCTTTGTTATAAAAAATGAAGAGTATTCAGGCTGGTTCATTTGATCTGGTGTTAATAATGAATGAGCCATAAGTTTCTTTTTATCGTTTGATACATACACATTACGGGGGAAGTCCCCACTAGTAGGTATCATATGATAAAAGTGTTTTGATCTTAAATCAAAAGAGAATTCGTCCAAGACATAGTGTTTTTCGCTTGTGCTGCCGACTGAGTTGAGGAATTCTAATCCTCTCGTATCAAAGATTCGTAGTTTATTAAAGTTATATCTTATAAGTCGTTGATTTTTTGTGGTTATTTTTAATAACTTGTCTTCTTCGTCCAGCCGAATATCAGCAACTTTATCATCAAGCGGAATCATTCCAGTTAAAGATTGTATAAGATACAAATGACTTAATACACTCTCTTTCAGATAAGGCATAATTAATTGCCCTTCTGGTGTATTAAGCTTCTTGTCGTCTTTAAGAATAGCCGTCTTAGTTAGATTAACTGAATTATCGATATACTCAAAGAATCTATACTTTGTTTGATATTTATAGATTACTGGAACATTATGAATATAAGAATATAGAAGGGCTGGGATAGTTAAACCTATCACAACCTCTTCTACTTCGTAGGTATGATTCTTTAAGTTCCCCATATAATAAATATCTCATAGCTGATTAATCATAGGGAAGATTTCTGTAATAACTTTGGCGATTTCTGCGGCAACAAGCATATGTTCTTTTTGCGTTCCCGATCCTTCACCGCGAACTTCTAAGTAATGAACCCAAGAACGAAGAGATCCTTTCATGTAGAGGCGGGACTTTGTTAGACCTTCTGGTAGAACTTTGCGGGCAACTTCTTTGGCGATGCCGAGATCTATGGCTTGGCGATAAACCATATTACAATATTCAATTACATTCTTCTGATAATCATTCCACCACTCTTGGGTCTTTTGATCTTCTGTTGGAATGCTATTCTGCCGATTCTTTAGATCTTGTGTTCTGGCCTCGGATAATTCAAACATATCACCAAGAGCAGAAACGTCAGAGTATCTCTGGCTAAACTCTTGGAAACTAAATGATCTATGTCTAAGCATTTGACGAGCAATATCTCTCGTCGTCTCGATCTCCAAAGTCATATCCACCATTTCCAACGGAGACCAGTGTTTATGCTGAATAAGATACTTAATCAGTTTCTCGGAGGTTGCCGAATTCATTTGATTTGTTGGATTGGATACACGAGCGCAATACGCCACCAGGTCGGTAGGAGTGGATAAACCTTGTTCTTGTAGATTATCGGCTGCTTTTGTATAGGAAACTAAACTAACTTTCATAAGACCTCATAGAGTTATAGTGTCTCTATGATAAGCTATGTTTAGTTTTAGGTCAAGACCACTTTCTTTTAAATGCTTTTTTAGACATAAATGAACCGCCTGCTCCGCCAGCGTATCCCTCTACTGACGAAGCTCCTGGTCCGCCAGACATAGCAGACATTTCTTCTAATTGCTCTTCTTCTACAGAATCTACGGCTTTATTTGTTTCAGATCCAGAAGGCTCATTGATTACTGCTTCATTTTCGAATTCTTCCCATTCGTTCTTAACGACAAATGAAGGATCGGTCATTAATTCTTTTGCTTTCTTGGGTGGTGGTCCAACTTTCTTTTTGTTTTTCTTTTTATTATTCTTCTTATTTATTTCGTCTTTCTCTTCGTCTGGATTAATAATCATATCTTCCTTGAACGTATTTTCGAGGAGAAAAGATTTCCATTTATCATTTATATCTTTATAGTTCATTATCTTCCTTGACCACGATATTTCTTCTTATAAAGCTTGGAGTGCTTATGTGTAGCAAACTTGGTATTGCAGCTATTACCTTGTCTTGTTCTCTTTGGCTTTGAGTATCCCTTTTTAGCGTTTTTTGATATTGCTGCTTCTGATTTCTTTGCCATTTAATTAATCTCCTTTGATATTAATTATATAGCAGAAAACAAATAATCCTATAGAGGAAGATTTACTATACGAGTATCTACATCAATCTTCTTTATGATATCAAAACCTTCTTCTTCTGTAGGTTTTTCGTATTTATCAATCATTATTTTTAGGAAATGTCTTGGGAGAGTTTTTCTTCTACCGACTTTCATATGTTCTATGTCTCTTAGTTCATTTGATCTAACAAGTTTCTCAAAATTATTTGAATCAATCATAAAATCTAAGGCTACAAACTGGAACTTATCCTTGGAGAAGCGTGTTAATATATAAGATCTCTCCGCTCTATTAATATTCGTCATATCAATCGCAACATCTTTATCTTCGATCGAGGCTTGAGTCAATAAATCCTCTACTTCTTGCTTAATAGATACATTTATTTCAGCAATTTTTGGATCGTCGTTGAATAAATCATTATATTTAAGACCATTTAGATCTGCGTGTTTCTCTCTTATATCATCTCGAGAGATAATGGTTGTGTTTGGGAGGTTCTTTCTAACATAATATGACTTTCCCACTCCTGGTGGGCCAATCATAACAAACAGATTATTCTTCATAATGCCTCTTGCTAATGAGTTGGCCGTATCATAAACGGGAGTTAATTAAAAGTCAAATTTAAATGATGTGTAATCTGGTTCTGGTTGTTTCTCTGCCTGTGGTTTTATCTCTGGCTTTGATTCTGGTTCACTGGTTAATCCCAATTTCTCTTTTTCAGCTTGCCAAGCTTTTTGAGACCGATATTTTTTTCCATCTATGTAGTATTCTTTAGAATATGGACTAAACACGGCTGGTCCATCTAATCTATGTTTTTTACCATCTTTATACCACATCTCAGATCCATCAATAGCTTTAACTGCTGGGCCTCCAATTCTATGTTGTTTACCATGCTTATACCAGCTTTCGGATCCGTTCTTCCAAATAATTGCTGGCCCATTTTCTCTGTGTCTTTCTCCGTCTTTAAACCATTCTTTAATGGCACCGTTATTCTGGATCGATGCTGGTCCGTCATCTCTATCTAATTTACCATTACGATACCAATATTGGGAATCGCGGGTAATTCTTGCTGGACCATCTTCTCTATGAAGCACTCCATTTTGCCACCATTCTTCTTTATTCAAATAAGAATATTTGGGATCTTTATAAACAAGAGCAGGGCCACCTACTCTATGTCTTTCTCCGTCTTTATACCACTCTTGCTGAGTTTCTCCGAAATCAATTGCTGGTCCATCCAATCTATGTAGTTTACCATTCTTATACCACTCCTGCTTAATCATAAGACCATCTGTCGGAGTTTTAATTATAACTGCTGGTCCGTCGTCTCTATGTTTTTCGCCGGATGAATTATAATAAGTTATATGAGGGCCAGAATATCCTTTTACTTGCGTAACCATTCCACCATTTGGTAGTTTTTCAGATTTATATTCTTTAGCCTTATTAATAACTTGTTTTGGTAGCTCTTTTATTTGTTTAACAATATCGTTTAATATAAAGAATATACCTTGTCCATATACGGTTTTATCTTCTTTATCCATATATTGATTAGAACCATAACTAAACTGATATTTTTCACTTGGGTCCTGTTTAGAAATAAAAATAATTAATGGACTATCTCGCTTATGATACTGCGTATAATAGTTTCTACTGCCTCTTGAAGCAGTACACCATCTAGTTCCAGTTCCAAGTTGGCAAGAGGCCGCCTTTGATTCTGGAATATAAACATTCCATTCATTATCTTCATAGATTTTTCTTACGTCTTCTTCTTTAACTACGGCCGCTTTCTTTTTGCCTTGATAAACTCTCCATTTACGAGAAGATTTTTTCATCATCTCTGTAAATTCTTCTACGCTTTCAAAAGCATTAATATCATTTTTGGTTAGCATTCTATCAAGATTATTTGCCTTAATCATATAGAATTCTTCAACAAATTTTTGCTTAGGTCCTTCAACAACTCCATTCATCATGAATTGTTTTATTCTCCAGTTAAGATAATTTGCTTTCTCAGAATCTTCTATATCTTCTGGAACAGTTGATAGTATTGCTTCTTTTGTTTGTTGAGCATCTACTTTATGATAATTGCAGGAATTAAGGAATTTTTGTGAATCTAATCTTGGTAGAACCTCTTCATATTTTAGTTCTACTAATAAATACCTTCTCCAAGATTCCATTAAAAGATGCATCATATTTTATTCCCTAATTAATCATCGATCTCTAAACTTGGTCCAGAACTTCTCGGGGCAGACGATCTTGCTGGTGTTGGAATTTTTGGTAAAGAACGACCAACTGGGGCTTCGGATGATTCACCAGCCATCATTTTTAATACCATAGCTTTTAGATCATCAAAATCTTGTTTTAGTTTTTCGTGTTCTCTTCTTAGTTTAGCCAATTCTTCTTGTTGATCGAGGGCGGAAGAAGAACCAGAAGTTCCGGCATCTTCATACTTATCTTCTGGTCCTTTCTTGGCTCCAGCCATCTTATAAATCTTATTGATTACAGGCTGCATAACTCTTTCCATTTGCTCGGCATTTTGGAGAAGAATATACGCTCCTTGCTTTGCTCCATCGGCCCCTTTTCTATAAGAGGCTGGTTGCATATCTGATTTGGTATATGCTGCTGAAACAGGAGTAAAGTTGTGGAACTTTCCTTCTTGATCTTTAATTGTAATATAAGAAGAGTGTCCTTCGGATCCTTGTCCTACTTCACAATTAGATCCAAATAATTGCGTTAAGGCAGCAGATAATTTGCTAACTTGTTTATCTGTTGGTGCCTCATTTAAAAGAGTTTCTTTTAAGAAATATCGCGGATCAAATGGTTTTTTGTTTTGTCTATTAAATAACATTATTCCTCTCCCTCCACTTTCTTACCTGCTCTCCATTGATAACAAGACCAGTAGCGAGCTGTGCAACGATCTTTGCCTGCTGGCTTATCGCACTTATGTCTTGCTCTGAAATTCTTTCTACGGGCTGGCGAATCTCTCTTAATTGATAATCCTGGATCACCGAAAGAAATCTTCTTTACTCTTCCGCCGCATTTAACATAAACGTGAAATTTCTTATTTGAGCCTGCGGGATTACGTGTTACTTTGCCGAGCCTTGGTTTCTTTTTTTTTACTTCGGCTTCTGAGAGATATTCAACGCCTTCCTCCATCTCCCATCCTTCTCCTGGCGCTGGATCGTCTTCATCTGCCTCTTCTCCACGTTTTCTAAAATGTTCGTCCGCATCATAATCACAATCTGGGCATTTACCGGTAACTGGATCAAATTCATAAGATCCACATTCTGGGCAACCATCATCGTCGCCACCAAAATCATCATCGTCGTCGTCAAAATCATCGTCGTCGTCAAAATCGTCGTTGTCGTCAAGATCTTGTTCTGCTTGGTCTGGCTCTCTTTCTTCGCCATATTCATCCAACATGGCGTCGGCTTGTTCTTCTGTTATTTCTCTGACTTCCAAATTCTCAAACAAGATTTTTTCAAGCTTCTCAATTGCTTCATCAATCTTGCTCTTCTTGGCTTTTTTCTTTTTAGCAATATGCATTCTTAATTGTGGGGGAATTTTACCTTTGCCTTTTTTAGCTTTTGGAGTATCCTTCTTTCCACCAGCTTCTTTTGAAGCTTTGCTCATAGGTTCTTCTTTATCGCCGTCTTTATCAAGATCTAAGAAATCTGGCTTTGATCCTTTGGACTTGCTGGCCTTTACTTCTTTTTCCTTCTTCTCTTGTAGAAGGCGATACATCATTCTATCCCACAAATTATGTCTCATTACAATTCTCCTATTGGTATATTAAATAGTCTGTTAATCTTTAGTTTTCTTTTGACCGGCCCAAGTATTACACCATTTCTTGCCCATACACATAAAGTCATGCATCTCGCAGAAACCAAGACCTTCTCCGTCATCTACACACTTTTCTACAATTTTTGTATTCCATGCTTTACAATTTTCGCAGAGTTCGCCTTTAACTTGTGATTTACCGTATTCATATTCTTCTATGGCGTGCTGTTTATTTTTAGCATTAACTTTTGGATTCTTTGTTGCCTCGGGGCATTTTGAAATTGAAAGTTTGCTTTCATGAAGTTTAATTATAAGTTTCATTAATCTTCCTCTCCTACGCCAATGTTTTTAAGCCGTTGTTGATTCGTTGGCTGAGTTGGGCCGGTTTCTTCTTGTTCTCTTTGTAAGTTATCGCCTCTTCTCTTATAGCCTTTGCACTGAGAAGGTGTTGGGCGGCATCTTGGATACTTAGATCTCTTCTCACCGCCTTGTCTGCCGCATGGCTTACATTTACCATCACGGCAAGTATTGCAATCAACCCAACCGCCTTTTTTGCCGGGGGCACCTTTGCGTTTAAACCAGTCGCCTAAGTTTGTTTCACTGGAAGGCTTACCGAGCTTACGTTCATCCAACTCAATCTCTTCGTTTTTCTTTCTACCTTGACAATGCGCTCTTTGAGAAAAGCCCTTTGGATTCTTACAGTCAATAGATTTTTTATATTTTTCAGACCATTTTTCGTCTAGCTCTTCTTCAGCTACAATATGTTTTTCTGTTTTTGCTTTCTTTGACTTCTGAAGTTTTTCTTGATCCTTGGAACCAAGCATCGTAGAAGCGGCGGCGGCAAGAGCCACGCCTTTTTTGGCTAGATGTTTTGCTTTAGAGTGTTTCTTTGTTTCTTCTAATTCTTCCTCTTCTTTTATGTTTTTCCAGATCTTTCCCTGACGGCATTTAACAACAGCACCAGAAGCATAGGCAGAAGGCCAAGCATCATATTTACTCTTTGCTATTCTAGTACAACGATCTTCTTTGCCTTTTTTCTTTCCTTCTTCTAATACTTCACCAAATTTAATTGTAATTTTTCTATTTTCGGATATTGTATTACCGAATTCTTGTTCAGCCTTGGCAATTGCAGCCATCTTTCTTTGTCCACCTTCATCAGTTCCGGCATACATTCTCATTGCTCTTTCTAAGTCGCCACCTTTAGCTTTTATGTTTTTGGCAATAGTAATAATAGATGCTTCAATTCCATATTTTGGAATCCAAATCATATAATGAGGAACACCAAGAATACTTTTAATATTATAACCCTCATATGTTGTAAGAGTTACGCCGCCCATTCCATAAGCAGTTGAGTTTGCTCTTATTGCAGCTTGGGGGTCTCCCTTTGATCTCATAGTTTGACTATAAATTCCAGTAGGAGTTAAACCAGACTCTCCTTTCATAACACCAATTGCAATATGTGGAGGCAGCCCGTATTTAGGAGCAATCTGTTTAATTAAATCAATTGATTGAGAGACCGTCCAACCGCTCACTGATGATTTATTTTCATCAAATAATTTCCAAAGAAATTCTATATAACCATTAAATCCGCCAAATTTAGCAATCAATTCTTTTTTGCTTAATGACAAATCAGCTTTTGGATCGACTCCAGATATATTAATAGAATCAGTTTGTTTGGCTTCGGGCTCTTTTTTCTTTTGTTCCTTGTCTTTAGAGTCTTCCTTTTCATCTCCATCAAAGGCAGATTTAATTTTTTCCCATGCAGAGCTACCAAAACTTTTTAAATCATCCAGCCAATCTTCTTCTAAAAGAGCTTGTTCTAATTCCTCTTTAATGATAGATTCTTTTAAGTGTTTAAAATATTGAACTTGTCTCTCTCTCTTCATTGCTCCCGCCTTTGATGAATAGCATCCTAAATTTCTTTTTGTCTTTTTAGAAAATAAACAATATTTTCCACCTTTTTTTCTAATAACTTCGTCTAGTTGTTCGGACTCTTCTATAGATCCACCGAATCCAGGAGGAGCTGACTTGCCCATTTTGTAGTCAGGCTTTTCTTTATAAGGACTTCCACCGCTACTTGCCTTTTGGCCACCTTTAGATAATAAACGAAGTTTCCATTTTTTATAGTTTTTTCCAACTATTTTCTGAAATTGGCTATCCGCTTTTGGAACCTGCTGATTATCCATTAACTAAACCTCGTATTGTTTCCAGGCATATTTCTTTCTTTTTTGGAAATAAGAAATTTCATTTTGGTGTTCAAAAGCCTCTTGTTCAAATGGATTTTGAAAGTATGCTCTTCTTCTATCCTTATACTTAATTAGACCTTTAATATAGTAATAAGCATACATGGCCCATTGTCCTAGGAAATACAATTCTTTTTGTTGGACGTAGTGTATAAGTTCATGTCTTTTTGTTTTTTGAGATAACTTCTCAGCCGAAATAATCCAAATAGCAAATGAGATTGCTATGATATTTAAGTTAAATATTTTTGATAGATAAGAGGGGATCTTTGAATTTTCTATGATTATTGGTAATTTCATACATAAGCCCTCCAAATTAAATTAAGCAACTTGTGAAGTTGATTGTTGTGGTTCTGTTTTAACGGTTGAAACAATTTCTGGATATATTCCTCTTCTGTTCATTATACAATTTTTTGCTTTTGGATCCTGTTTACAATTACGTATCTTTTCAACAATATAATCTCTTACTTCTGGAACAGGTGTTCCTTTTGTTGCTTGCTCTATTTGATAGGCTAAATTTTCATATTCTTCTGGTGTCGCATATGATTGTAGAATAACATAATAATTTGGATCACCTAAATTTGGAATCTCTCCTCTTTGTATCTTCCCTTCCTTCTTTATTCTTTGAAGTATTTTAGCAAACCAGAATTTCATTGGACGATAATATCGTTGTTGAGATTCCGAACGAGAAAGAACATACGGGAGTTGATATTCTGTTTTTTGAACATTTAACATGTCCTTAACTTTTTCATATTGTTCTGGTCTTTCTTTTTTAAAGCTTGGTAAAATTATTTGTCCAAGATTTGAAAGTTCATCATATATATTTTTCTTATCCTTTTCAAGATTCTGCACCCTATAACCTCTGCCCAAACCATATCCTCGTGATGTTGCTACATCCATCTGAGCTTCCGCATTTAATCTTCCAGCGCTTGGTCCATCATTAATGCAGTGTCCTAATTCGTGAACGATTGTTTGAAGAGGATCTTTGTCCGCTTTTCTTAGCGCTGGAAAATTAATAAATAAAGTATCAACAGCTGGTTTATATACTCCAAATCGCCCCTCTAGTTCACTATTCTTGGAAATTTTTAATGGCTTTGGTCTCCAATATAAAGAACCGCCAACACCATATGCTTTATTTTTTCTTATTTTTTGAGCATCTACCCACACCTTTTGCCACCCACCTGGAAATAAATTTGTAGGATATAGAGCATTTAAATATTTTGGAAGATCAATTATTATTGTTGTTCCATCTGGTGATTTTTCAAGTCCCAATAGTTGATTTTCAATTTCATCGCTCATTATATGAACGAAAGTTCCATGTTGGTCTGAGTTAGGATTATTAATCGGATCTTTCTTTGGGTCCTTTGAAACAGCGGGCTGCTTGGATATCGTTGGAGCGGTTGTCGTTTTAGGCGTTGCTAAATAATTACCTTGTTCTGCGGGAGAACCTTCTTCTTCTTTTAATAAGAATTTTATCCAATTCTCATACAAAATTTTCATTTTCCTCTCCAAAACAAAAAACAAAAAAGCCACCAAACTAAATAGTTCAGTGGCTTCTTAAAGGGTCTATTAGACTATGATGAAAGGTATTTTTCGTCTTGCGGCAAACCAATCAGGTATTTTATTTTTTGGATATCTCATTTTTTCTTTTGTAGAATAATAGTCTCGGTATGATTTTACAGGATTATTTGACTTAAATTCATCCGGCATAGCAAGACGAAGTGGTGTAGGATTTACATTTGAAAACTTTTTGGCGTCATATGTTCCACACATTTCAATCAATCTATCATAGCACTTATGCTTCTTCTTAAAACGCTCTTCATACTCTTCATTTAGAGCAAGAGCATGAACCATAAGAGCGCCCCAATTGGCAGAGCTTTCAGCAGTCCAAATAGTAGAAGGGTGTTTGGCATGATTGGGTTTGTATGGTCCTGGCATACCATTTAGTTGTAATGCTGTAGAAAGTAGTTGGGTGCTTTCTAATAGCATTTTAACTGTCCGCAGATTGTCCTGTGTTCTGCCAGATTGATACCAATCAATAGTTCCAGTTGTTTCATCACCCTCAATAGCAAAAATATTCATTATTCCTCAATCCAAACACGTAGTAATAAACGATCGCCAACTGGCCCTTTCCGAGCATGGCGAATGTTTCTGTTGTTCATGATGATAGCCTGTCCCTCTTTTAGTGTCAATTCAATTTCTTGACCCTCAACCTCTAAAAGAGTTTTTGACTCTCCACCTCTAATACAATAAAGCCCGACATAATCAATGCTATGCTTGGCAGCAATATCTTTTGAGTAATCACCATCCCTATGGAATGGTAAATCAACATCTCTTCTGCTACCTCGCCCCTCTGAATCAAAAACTCCAACCAAAGATGTTTCAATTGGTTTGCCGAGTTTTAACATTTCAAGGATAAATTTATCTGCCGTAATATTTTCATAAACATAAAAAGTATTAATCATCAATCACCCATATCAAAATCGTGTGGAGTATATGAGAATGAAACTCTTATATCTTCTGATGCTAATTGTTTCTTCGTCCAATAAACAAAATCGGATTCTGAATCAAATGATAGGATTTCTCCATTAAATTTAACTTTCCATGCTTCAACTTTATTTAGAATATCAACCTTATTCATAACGACTCTACTAACACCATTCATTCTAGCCGCTTTCATAACGAGGTTCCAATCAAGCCAATTACACTGACGCTTTCTACCTGTTGTTGCCCCGAATTCTTGTCCTTCTTGTTGAATCCTATTAAAAATTTCGTCTTCTGGTTGAAATTTCTTTGCTCCAACATAGGTTTCGTATGCTTTAATGATTCCATAAACTTTATTGATATGTCTGTGATTAAAACCGTTATTTAAAATTGATCCAATGCCACAATGGCTAGAAGTTACATAAGGATAATCGCCCCAATCAATATCTAACCCGAATGCTTGCGCTCCCTCGGCAAGAATTTTAAAAGTAGAATTATCTTGCTCATAAAACTCTTGGTAGATATCAATTAAATAAGAGTTTAATAAATCAATTTCTTCTGCTCTAACGCCATTTCTGGCGTATTTATCACGATAGCATGGACCATTGCCAGTTCTGGTTGTTCCAATTGAAGTATCAGTTCCGTCTTCGTTTAAATGATCATCTGTAATAATATGAGCGTTCTTAGAAATATAAACAAGGCCTTCTGTTTTAATTCCATTATCTTCAAGATAATCAATTTCACGGAAGAATTTTTCTACATCAACCACGCAGCCAGGACCAATAATAGATTTTACACCAAAAAATACTCCAGAAGGGATTAAGTGAGTAATTAGTTTTTTACCATTATGATAAATGGTATGACCAGCATTTCCGCCGCCATTAAACCTAATAACATGAGTATATAGACCATCTTTTAATAGTGAATGGCATACTTTACCCTTACCTTCATCTCCATATTGAAGACCTAAAACCGCATCAACTTTCATAATCCACCTTTAAATAAATTGCTTATTGGCCTTTGAGCTGAAATCTTCTAATGAAATACAGCCAGAATAAGATAAGCCGCTCTTTATACCTCTTAAAATTACATCTACAGTTTCCGCTAATGATTGTTCTTTTAGGGGAACAAGAATTTCCTTTCCCTCTGAGACAGAGACATAGCCTCTCCAATCTTTTTGTGCGCTAGCTGAAGCCATACCTCTAAACTTCTTGTAGAGAGAGTTATTATGATTAATGATTTCACCTGGAGATTCTTTGTGTCCAGAAAGCATGGAACCGAGCATAACCATATCTGCTCCACAAGCAAGAGCCTTCACAATATCTCCGCTATCTCTAAAGCCACCATCAGCAACAATCAAAGCATTTCTGTCTGTTTCAGAGCAGCGAATAACAGACTCTAGTGTTGGTAAGCCAAAACCAGTTTTGTTTCTGGTCTCACACACAGTTCCGCCTGAAACCCCAACGCGGATAAGATCCGCACCAGCGTCGGCTAAGAAATTAAAACCATCAAGGTCAGCTACATTTCCAGCCATAATCAAAATGTTTTCGTCTTTTTCTTTTAAAGAAAAAATGGCGTTAGCTACATTTTGATGATAGCCGTGAGCCACATCAATACAAAACATTCTACAACCAACACTATAAAGAGCGTCAAATCTTTCTAGATAGTCGCCAGTCGCTCCAATAGCACAAAAAACACCGGTATTATCTTTTACTGATAGATATTCTTTGACTTGATCTTTAATTGTCATGTATCTATGTAGCACGGCAGAACTACCAGATTGGCGCATAATATCTGCCACTTCTGCCGATACGACTGTATCCATACAAGAAGCTATAATTGGGGTTTTAATGTGGCTCTTGTTTGTTAGTCTTGGCGTTAAATCAACACTGTGTCTTGTATTAATCTCACTGTAGCTAGGAATTAAATACATATCGTCAAAATTTACAACTTTCTTTCTCATTGTTCCTCAATAAATCCAATAATAGCGTTCTCTGGAATTACCTTCCATTTTTCTTTTCTAAATTCAAATTTCTGAACCATTGTAGAAAAGACAACGGCGGTTCTGTTAACGAGATTATCGTTGGCTCCAAATGGCACGCTTAAGATTCTAACGGCAATTAGATCGCCATTAGTCTGCTGATCCCAGAGAAAATTTGGGGTTTCTTGTTCATCTTTAGCAGATACTTGTTCTACTAGAAAGTATCCGTTGTGTGGTTTAAATAACATTAATCCTCCTGTTCAGGCATCATATCAAACATTTCTGTTAGTTGTTCCATATCTGTATTATCTTTACGAAGACGATAAGCCTTTAGTGCGGTCTTGATCTCTTCTTTGGTTAGCCAGCCATTCTCTAGATACGACTTACGAAGATCGGTTTTTTGCTCCTTAAACGGCTTCATGGCTTCGTCCAAGGCGGCAATAGACGTAACGTAATCAACAACGCGCTCTTCTTTTGACTTCTCACTCATATTATACCTCATACTCCATTTCTTGTTGGACGACTTCGGCTGTCGTCGTAGCCCAATTAAAGATTCTGAAATCTTTTGCTTCCAGATCATACACCATTTCTGATCCTTCCGCAAGTTTCTTTTTCTTTGATTCTTTGTCTGGTGTTAGACCAATCTTGTTCTTTTGTTCCTCAGTCATATCAGAGATTTTAAGGAACTTCATTTCTCTTTCTTCGCCGTTTTGTTTTAGAAATTTACCAACTCTAATTAACATTTTGTTCTCCCTGAATTGTTCTTGCTAATAAAATAATGTTTCTATGACTCTGCATGGCATACTCTTCCGACTCCATGTAGACCTCGGACTTGCTTTGCTCGGACAAGAATGAACAGTTGTCCATATCTGCTTCTATCTCATCTTTTGGAATATCAAATATGTTGGCCAAATGAAAATGAAGCAGACAAGCATTGCGCTCCTGCTTCTTCGAATTAAATAGATTCAATTCTAATCCGTAATTATTAAGTGAATATTGTTCAGGTTTTTCTACCACTAGATAATGGGCAATTTCATGAGCTAAATCAATTGCTCTAACTTTATCCCAAATAGCAAGCTTACCAGTTCTGCCTGACCAATAACAACCACCTTGGCCATTACCGCGATCAATTCTGCCGCCACGGTAGATTTCATAAGGAATATTTGCTCTTGATGCTAGTTTGAAAAATTTATCTGCTGGACTCATGACACCTCACATGTAGAGGCACCAGTGTAGCAGGGGGGTAGTTGTGTGTCAAGGGAGACACCTTAATCGGCGTTTTCGATATTAAAAACTTTTCTTTCTAATCTTTCTATTCTTTTCTCAAGTTTATCCACTTCTTCAAACTTAGTTAAGAGCCTTTCTAAAATAACTTTAATAGAGGAGATCTCTGTCTGTAGATTTACTTTGATTGATGAAATATCTGAATGTAGTTTCCAGCTTGTTCCTACCAAAGTTATAAGAAAAGCTGCTACTGCCACCATATCACTTATGCTCATACTTATTGCTCCTGTCATATGATAAATAGTATCTACTGTTGTTCGAACCAGTTGATGCCTATTTCGCCAGATATTTGACCAGAGGTCTTTATAGCTACCACAATAATTTCGCCAGCATTATTTACAAACTCTTCTGGAGTTAAATCAATAGTTTGAGCCGAGTTTGCGCCAATGCTAAATACTAATTGTGGATTTTTTCCAGTAGTAGAAAAACTTAGAGGTGAAGCAGAAAAATCCGCTATTGAACAAATGCTGTTATTACTATTTATGTCAACAAAGTTGATTGGATTGTTACCCAAGTTGACATCTTTAAAAAACGCAACTGTCAATGTCTTTGCGGTTGATTCGTTTGATGCTGCTATTCTTAAAATATCAAACTCTCCATAACTCGTTTGACTATTGAAAACATCGTTTGCTTTTATCGCAAATAGAGCAAGATAAGTGGAACTATTAACACTTGAAAATGTTGTAGAATAAGCAAATCTTGGATCTAATTTTCTAATTTCACCTTCAGTAAATACAGCCATGCTTAATGTTTTTGGAGATACTGATGTTGTTGCTCCAATATTTGCGCTAACTATTCTTGTGCTTGCCTGTGGATTCTTTAGCACCGGAGTTGTTCTAGCGTTGGCATTTTTAATCATGTGAACTGGAACCACTCTTCCAGTTTCTGGATTCTCAACCGCAAAAAAGGCATTACCAAAGCCGAGATACTGGAATCCAATTTGATAAACATTACCCTTTTGTGGATTTATAGTCATACCACTTGGATTTGGACCACCACTAGCGCCGCCATCTAGCCTGTCAATATTCCAAGCAGATTGAGAAACAAATGTTTGTGTTCCTGCCGATCCTACGGCAATAGAAGAAAATGTTCCAACAATCGAGTTATTGGCAACACTATAAGCACCACCAAGAGAACCTGCTCTTGAACTAATAAAGAATACCGAACTACTGACAGCATCAGCAATCCATCCTGTGCCAACATTAGAGTAATCGTATTGTGCTAATAAATATGCTGTTTGAACAGTATTACTAGCTCCAGTCATTGGCACAGAAACAGAAACGCCATTTAATGTAACAGTGGTATTTCCTGTTCCCGCGCCAGTTGTTATTGTAAGCTTTCTTATTTCTCTTTGTGAAGTTTCGTTGTGAATAATACCAAAGCTAGTTCCATAATAAGCAAAATAATAACCAGATTCAGCATTTCCAAGTCCAGCAGCCTGCACATTGCCAGATATAGCTGTATCAAATATACAAGTTAATCTTGCCAAAGAGCCCATTCCGGGTCTATATTTTAGATTTCTTCTTAAGGCAAGATCGGCAGAACCAGTAACATTTATTCCAGAATTTATAGAAGCGATACCGTTTGCTTGAGTAACTGTTCCACCATTATATACTAGGGTTTTAAAAACATTAGGATTAATATTATAAATAAAATCGCCTTGACCGGCTGGACTTAACTCGGATACAGAAAGTTCGTTGAAAGAAGTTAGCGGCTCGCCGGACGGAGTAGCGATATCTGCTGTTATATCATATGGAGAGCGCCGCTTAACATTAAAACTAGCCATTTAGTATCCCCTCGGATACTAGTAATTAGTTATTTAATTTCACAAGCGCCACCAGCACAAGCCAATTCATTTTGTAGGTCTGTATTATCGTCCATTTCAAGAACGTGTGTTAGATCGACATTCTTTAAGGATTCAAATAATCTATCAAAAGTTTCTTTATCACAATCCTCAAATGGAGCTTGTTTGTAAGAGCCTCCGTCAAATGGAAGAACACTTAATCCAGTATATGAATCACGATTTTCCCACATCCATTCACCAACTTCTGCCCACTCATTATCTTTGATTGATACTGTGGCTGAAACATTGTGAGTATTTTGACCTTTAACATGTCCTGGTTTTACCCAGCGACTATGAATGTCCTTTACTCTCTTAAGCATTTCTATGGCGCTTTCCGTTCTCATGGTGGCACCTTCTGGGGCCTTTTGTGGAACCGAAATAACCGCTGTATCATGTGGGCGGAAATATTCATCTTCAACCAACTCTGGATGATTGTCTAGTAGATATTTGTATATTGCTTCATTCTTACCAACGCGAATACGGCGAATATAGTAATCATTATGCCAAGCGTGGACACCGCTAGAAGTTCCAAGGATTAAACTAGTTGTGCCTGAAGGCTTTACAGTCGTAACTCTTGCGGCTGGATTAATACCTAACAAAGCGGCCACTCTTTTATTTTCTTCAACGGCAACCTTGGCTGCCTTTTCCATATCCAAGTTTTGGACTTTATTGGAGGCAATACCAGTCATACCGATACCCAATAGAGCTTCTTTCTCTGTTGTTCTTCTCCAAATATCACGGAGATAATGGAAATCAGTATAAGAAGCTTGTAGTGTGCCAATAAAAGCAGCTGCCTTAACTCTTGCCTCATAATCTTCCTGACTTACTAGGTCGCTTACATTGACCTCGCAAAGATTACAGAACTGATTGCTTCTCAAAGCAATCTCAGCGCACGGGTTAGTTCCCCATTCTTTATCATTTGTAAAGAAAATTCCTGGTTCGCCAGCACCGGAGGACTTAATTCTTTCCCATAGGTCCATAAAGTATTCTTTGGTTATTCTGTGTCTTAGAATAACTGCTGAATTATTTGCTCTACCTCTTTGTGGTTGAGTTTCCCACCAAGCACCAGACTTGGCTGCGATCATATCATCGTCATCTGCGCTAAATAAACAGATAAGAGCAGAACGTCTGATTCCGCCTGCCAATACGGCATCTGCGATAAAGCAGACGATATCATGTACTTCAATTGGCTGTAATTTATCTCCATCTTCTTTGCCCTCCAAGATACCTTCTAGTTTAATTAGGCATTCTTTAAGTGGTTGTGGTCCGGGTGCTTTACCGCCAGCGGTTACCAACCTTGCTCCCTTTGGACGAATATCGCTGAAATCAAAGGTGAGTTTTGAGCCGCCCTCAAAGTAAGAACGCATTAGAGCTTTAACAGCATCAGCCCAACCTTCAATATTATCGGCAACCAAGAAACGGCGATTTCTCTTTGGATTTGGCTTACGAATCTCTGGTAGTTTCTCTACATGATGTTTTTGAACTGAATAACCCACGCCGGTTCCGCCGAGAAGAAGAAACATGATTTCACTAAATGCTCTTGTATCATCTAGGGCGACAAAAGAACAATTGAAGATTCTGGTTGGGTTTACCTCAATTGGTCTGCCGCCGAATTGCATTGAACGCATGGAAGGAAGAACTTTACGATCAAATACAAAGTTGTAAGCAGCTCTGATTTCGTCAGCTAGTTCAGGAAACTTAGTGATATGCATGTTCATATTTCTACGAACAGTATCTTCGTAGCTTTCCCTGCGTAGTTCTTGCTTGATATAGCGAGCATACTTCATGTGGTGAGTAATATCGCTAAGAATTTTTTGTGAAATATCCATTAAGACCTCTAATGTTTAGTGTCAGCTAGTATAGTTGATATGTTTTTTTAAGTCAAGCTAGAGTTGTCTGAGAAGTTTATTTATCTCTTTTCTGATTAAGGACTCTTGTTGGCTTCCCGGCGCTCCAGGAACTTTAGGATAAACTTCTCTTTCAGCTTTTCTTTTTTCTTCGGCTTCTTTTTTATCTCTCTCTATTTCTTCTGGTGTCGGCCCGACTTGAACTTGAATCGGTTTTTCCACTTTTCCACCTGGTCCCTCAAGTGGATTTTTTGGAGCAGCTGCGCCAGCTTGCTCTTGTGATGCCATATCTTGATCGTGCTTTTGTGTATTTGTAGCATATTGCTCTTTTGACATTTTAGATAAATAATTTGTAAGTAATTTTATTTTACTTACTGATTTTAAATCATTGAGAGTCCATTCGTAAGTTTCACCAAATAATGCGTCTGATATTGAGGCAATTGTCGCATTACCAACAATTCCATCAGTTCTCAAAGGAATTACATTTCCCTTATAAGCTTGTGTGGCCCCTAGTTTTCTTAGTTGTTTTTGCAAATTTATTATTGCTATTGTCTTTGGAGACACAGATTTTTTTGAAGAAAAATTAGAAGAATCTCTACACCCAGGATCTCCAGGCTGGGTGCATGGACCAAGATCTGGACCAGATTTATCTCCTCTTGTATCTACATTATAGCTGGCGTCTGCATCTTGTGTTGTATCATCTTCTATTTCTTTCAATACTTTTTTTAATTCTTCTAATATAATTTTTCTTAAGTATTTTGTCGCCATTTATGGTCTCCTAAATGTATTATAAATAGTATCTAATCATTTAGCAGTCCTAAATTTATCAAAGATTTCTTGTTTCTTGTTTCTGGATTTCTTTGGCTTAATTCCTTCAAGAATATCCTCTGGCTTTGCATCTTCCAATACTTCCATTTTAACTACAGAAGTATCCATATATAGTGGCATCACAATACCATCGGGACCATTTCGATTCTTGGCAATAAAGATACGGCCAGAGTTCGTTTTCTTGTCATCCACGGTTCTTGATACTGAGAAGATAAAGTCTGCTACGAAGCACTTGTTAAAAGCCTCCGAGATTGATTCCATCGTAACCACTTCGGCATTTAGACCAGAACGATTTGTTTGTGAAGCAGTCCATACTGGACAAACAAATTCCATAGCAATAGCTCTAAGTTCTTCATAGATAGTTTCAAGTTCAGTTCTCTTTTCTTTGTAACGAACAGTTGGATTAAGTAGATCACCATAATCTACAATAATCATATCTACTTTTTGTCCCGCACTAGCGATTCTTTTAAGATGATTCTTGATTACAGAAGTAGAGGCAGTTTTGGTTGGATATTCTTTAATGATTAGCTTGCCGCGAACATTCTTAACTTCCTCAAGGATCATTTCCTTTTCGTCCATTAAGTTTGTTAGCGGAACACCAGTTAGGCAGGCATCATAACGGCTCGCAACCACCGTATCTGAGAGTTCAAGAGTGTAATGAACGACCTGCAAGCCAGCTTTAACTGCCATAGCTCCAAGATGAACCAAGGCCATAGACTTGCCAGCGCCAGTTGGAGCGATAACAACACCCAATTCTCCTCTTCCGAGTCCGCCCTGTGTAATACCATCAACACGAACCCAGCCAGTAGAGACAGGATTACGTTCCTTAAGCATGAATCTTTTTTCGAAATCGAGTTTGTAGTCATATCCGTAATTATTATCAGTTCCAAGTTTAAGAGCAGAAGTTACGATCACACCAATCTCATCAAGAGAGTTAGACTTATTCATAAGCCCAGCTGACTTAACAAGCGCCTCTTTGATCTTTTGACGACGGCAGAAATCTAGAGAAGTATCTTTAATATAATCTTCATCCTCAATTTCTGGTGATGCTGTAATACGAGCAAAGTAATCTCTTACTTGCTTATTTAATGCTTCGTTATCCTCTTCAAGTTCAGTTCTAAGAACCGTGTTCATAATACTTGAAGAAGGATACATATCGTATTTATCACGATAATCAAACAGCTTCTTACAAAAGAGCTGAATATACTTTAATTCGAAGAAGTTTAGGTCAAGAACTTCTCTAAGCTGATCGGCAAATTGACGATCTTGAAACATCAATTGTGCTAGCTTTTCTTGGAAATTCTTACCAAACTTTGAAAAATCTAGTTGGTTATTCTGACTCATTCTTTACCTTTGATGTAATTGAAATCATATTTAGATTCGCAAACAATTCTGTCCAAGAGAAATTACCAGTTCCGTCTTCCATCATCATTTTACGAAGATTGGTTTTATTGAATGACGCTGGGTAATTATCAATAATATCTCTGATTTTCTCTCTTACTCCGATTGATAGAGACGGAGCGTACAGCTGCATCATATCATAATTATCTTTGATAAGGCTTTCTGCTTCTAGAATTGAATTGTGAAACGTTAATGGCTTGGCTTCATTCTTACATGAATCCATAATTTCGGTCAATAGAACAGATTTGCCTTCTTTTAACTGCGGGAATCTCTTAGCGATCGTCTTAAGACCAACGCCCTTTGCACCCGGTAGATTATCAGAGGCATCACCCACCACGGATCTTGCCACTGCAAAGTTTGTTGGATGGATATTATACTCATTTACCACCTTTTCAACGTCATACACTTCTTCTTTACATGGACGGTATAAGAATGTATTAGCGTCTAGCAATTGTAAAAAGTCCTTATCGTTCGAAATGATTGTCTTTTTATCATTTGGCAACTCTCTACAAAGAACGGAAATAGCGTCGTCTGCTTCCACGAAATCAAGATAGATCTGAGCGATAGGCATTTCATTTAGATACTCAACTACTCGTCCATATTGCCAATAACGATTTTCTTTCTCATCCTGCTCTGATAGATCGCCAAAGTTTCGGTTAAGACGAATTGGCTTTCTGCCTTCTTTATAGTTGTTATTAATTGCTCTGCGTCGAATGGCTGATTTTGGACCGTCCCAACAAAAGAATATCTTGTCTGGGTTGTTTTCCCTAACAAGCTTTTGAAGCATTTTAAAAGATCCTTTAACTCCACCTGTGGGCTGTCCGTTTGGACCGAGCGAAGGATCCATCATATAGGCTCTGAAAAATAGATTCAGGCCATCAATTAACATTATATTACTCATTATTTTTCTCCGGTATGGCCCATAGAAAATCTGGATTTTGAACTTGTCTATTGTCGTTCTTATCAATAAGAGCTTTTAGAGCATCTAAAACAAATCTCTCAAAATGTTTATCGCTCCACTTCTTTAATCCAAAAACTTGTTTATATTCTTTCTTAAACCCTTCCGGTAGATCAAAGATAACTTTTGCTGATCCATCACTTTGATCTTCAACATCTACTACTTTTAAACTTGTGAAAATTTTTGATTTAGCTAGTTTGTCTAGCTGCATTTTATCGGTATCTATCATTTGTCCTCCAAATAAGAAACCCAAGGTGAATCCATTATAGACCAACCTTGGGTTCTCGTCAAGGACTTAAATTATATTACTTTCTTTGCCGTGTCTTTAACTAATCTTTCAAAGAGATTTGATGCTGTCTTTTCTCTTGTTCTATCTAGCCAATTCTTGGATTCAGCCAAGCCGCCAGCAGCTTCTTCTGGTTCGGCTTGAGCCAATGTACCCTTTTCAATTTTTTTCTTACCAAATCTTGCTTTGCATTTTGCAAGATCATATCCTGCAATTGTTCCACCTCGCACGCCCGCTGTCCCGGCTACTAAAACAAGCGCACATGCTGTTCTTGGGCCAGCACAAGCGTCTGGGTTTCCAAGAGAAGAACCTAACTCATTTTTTAATTTAGCCGCATACTTTCCACCATTTTGGGCTTGGAAATCATATAAAGCAGATTCTGTTGCTGGACCAAATGTTCCACTTTGATCGGTCATTCCTTTATATTTAAATCCTCTACTTCTATCTGCCTCACCAGTTTCTTTAAAATGATAATATTTCAAAGCTCTTTGTATGCTTTCTACTTCTGGACCGCTGGTTACTCCGTTGAAGCCAACGAATCCTTTAGCTTGAGAGCCTGGTTTGCATCCTGGGTACTTCTTTATTTCTTTTTCTTCTGCGCAACCTGTTTTTTGTCCTGGCTTACAAGGAGGAACACATTTTGGAGGCTGAAGATTGGGGTGATCTTTGCATTTTGGCACACAATTTATAATTTGTGGTCCTTTACAAATAATTTGCGCTGTAAGTTTAACGCAACGCCCGTCCAACAAAAATTCTCCAGGAGGACAAGTTTCTGGGCCTGGTTTTACATCTGGTGGTTTTGGTTGTGGTGTTGGACCAGTACTAATAGAGAATGTTTTTGCTGCTTTCCAGATTCTTTCCGCCTGACCGCGAACTATACTTCTCCAAAATTGATCCAATTTTGCTATTTCTGAATTTGGATAGAGTAGGCCCTGTGGAACTTTTCCAGTTATTTCTATTGCTTTGGCAGCTGCTGGGTTTGTTAATTTATAGTATTCATAGACAAATTGAAAAGATTTTTCTGGAGAGCCAGTATTTTCTCCAGCAGACGGTTTACCTTTAACACCGCTCCATTCTCCGGGGCCGCTTCTTGGATCAATTGTCTGCAACAATACTGCCAAAGCATGTCCAACATCTTCAGCAGCATTAACGCCGGTACGATCATTAATAATTCTATCAAATGCAGCTGCGGCAGTTTTTGTGTCTTTTACTTTTGATAAAATAGATCGATATGATGGATTATCAGTTAATTGCGATTTCATAAGCGCAAAAATAGCCGTGGCTGTAATGCCGATTGGAACTCCTATGCCAGACATAACTCCAGCGCCAGTAGCTGCTGATCCTACTAAAGCACCAGTGGCACCAGCTGCAATACCACCGGCCCCTGGGCCTCCAACTTCTTCGTTTAATAATTTTTTAATTTCACTTAAAATCTGACTTCTTAATGATGACATTTTTGTTCTCCTGCAACACTACAATTAAATAGTATATGGGGGAGCAAAAATCCTATTCTTCTGTGTAATCAATATCAGGCTCTTCTTCTCCATCAATATTATAGAAATTAGAAGCGCTTCCTTCTCTTGAATCAAACTTCTGAATTACTTCATTATCCATAATTTTGATAACCTCTGCTTTAAACTCGGGATCTTTTAGCATTTCTAACCATTTGGTTGTTTGGAATTTGACTTCCTTGCCAGAGTCAAAAATAAGAGTATACCAAGCGCCAGTTTGCTTAACTTGTTCTGAATTTTTGATAGCTTCGAACCAACTTTCTTCATCTTGGACTGCGATTTCATCTCCACCCCACATAATCTTAAAGGTACATTCTCTACCTTGAGTTCCAAAACGAGATTTTTCAATCTTTGCTTTGACTTCGTTGCCTACTCTAAATCCTGCATCATTAAGTATGTAGCTCGCTTTACCTTTTCTAGCTGTTAGCCAGATTCTTAATGAATAGGCATAAGCCAATGCTTTACCACCAGGAGTAAAATAAGGACTTAATAGTGCTTCTTGTGGGCTTCTGGTAATATTTGTTTTTAACTGATTGAGACAGAGAAGAGTGCTGCCGCTGTTTGCTAGAGGCTGAATGAGTTTAGAAAATGCTTTAGATAAAATTCTTGGTTTAACAGCCATAGAACTCTGCGGGTCGAAGTCTCCTTCTACATCTGTCTCGGTTGGGGTAAAAGCAATCGAGTCCCAAATAAACATCATCTTACTTTGGTTATTAGCTAATAGCTCTTCAATTGTCTCTAATACAAATTCTACTGATCTAGCCTGAACATAGAGTAATCTACTAATATCAACACCGGCATTCGTCATAAAGTCAGAGGCAATAGCAGATTCGGAGTCGAAATAGATTACATCAACTCCTTTCTTTTGGGCGTTAGCTGCTATCTGTGCTGCCATATATGATTTACCCGCAGCTTCTAGTCCTGCTAGTTCTACGATTTTACCCATAGGAATACCAGCTAGCTTACCGCGACAGATAATAGAATCTAGCCAACGAGAACCAGTTGGTATCCAATCTTCAACGTCAGTTGGGTTTGTTTCTTCAAGAGAGTATGCGACAACAGAACCAGCCTTCTTGTTGAGAAGCTCTCTCATCTGATCAATTGATATTCTACCTTTTGTTTCTTTTTCTTTCTTTTTTACATTAGCCATAATTTACTCCAAATAAATAAGGGATGGTAGATTCTAGCCTACCATCCCCCAGAAGTCAAGGCTTATACGCCGAGTCCCTTCAAAGCAGAATCAAGATCCTCTGCTTCGTCGCTGGCCGCATCAGAAACATCACCCCCTTCATCGCTACCACCCTTTAGGAAACTATCCAAAATCTCGGCAACCTGACTTGCTGTTCTGCGCTCAAAGAGATTATCAAAGTCAGTTCCGTGATTGATAATCTCAGTCATCAACTCCTTACGAGAAGCAAGTGGTGAAGCCTTGCGCTTTGGAGTCAAACTGGTCTCGGCAAACAACTTACCGGACTTCTTGGAAGAAGAAACTACAAGATCCAAGCCTTCGTCCGGGTCAGTAATATCGCCGTATTCCGGATTAAGCATTAGCTTGAGTAGCTCTTCGTAAATGGTCTTTGAGTAGCCCCAAAGTTGAACGCCCTTATCTTCGTCGCCACGAACAACAATCGGAGAGAAGAAACGCTGCTTGGCACTAATGTCTTTTGCCATCTTGCGGCTTTCCTCGTCGCCCTCTTTGTAGAGCTTTGAAACGAGATCACACATCGGGCAGTTCTCGCCAAAGTTCTTCTTCGGACAAAGAACACTTTGAAACTTCTTATCCTCGCTGCGAAGATAGTGGAAGTAATACTCCTTAAGCGGGTCGCCGTCTTCAGTTGGAACGATACGAATGGTTGAATCGGCATTCTCTACAGGACGCCAATATTGTGTGGTCTTACCCTTTCCGCCACTTTTGTCGTTGAGTTTGTTGAGTTTTTCGCGCATTTTTTTGATATCAATAGCCATTTTTTTATCCTTTGTTTATTCTTGTATAATGTTGGTATTAGAGATAATGTAGACAAAATTTGATTCATAGTTGGTTGTTGTAATCTTGTATGAAATATCAAGCTCCGTTCCCGTATATGAATTTTTTGTCTGCTGTTGGATCATTTTAATCAGTTGACGATTCTCTGTCAAGTCAGCCTCTTTAATTGCATAAAGAAAAACCTTCTGTCTTGGCGAAGATAGTGGATAGAGATAACTCTCATCTCCGTCCTCTAAATTAAAAATACCAAGAGTAGAAATTCTATCTACCTCTCTCACAGCACTCATCTTACCGAAGACTTCTTTGGCTGTCAAGAGGTAGTTTATCATATGCATGGTTGAAACTATGACTTTGTTAAGACTATCATAATATTCTAGAACTGATAACCCGCCGAGCAATTGTTCTACTTGCGGATTAGATACAATTATCATTCGTTCTAATAATCCACTTCTGGTATATTCCTGTAGAATACTGAATATTACTCTATCTTTTGTTGCTATTTCGTTTGAGATAAGGTTTAGATCTGGTCGTATGTATAATAATGTTGTCTTGGTTTGTTTTATTTGTTCTAGAACTCTTAATGAAGCCCCAGAAATATTACCACCTCCACATAAGATAAAGAGAGATTCTCCTTTTAGTTTTGAAAGCTGTTTAAAGTCAGGTACTTTCTCCTCATATTCTTCAATTGTTTTACATACTGGAATATTAAAACAATTCTTTCCTTTCAGTCCAGCGTCAATCTTGAAGACTTTGTATTCTGGATACTGAGAGAATAGATCTGCTATGGAGCAGCCGCCCTTTCCTAAGCCTATAACATTCATATCTTTTTCATGTCTCCAAAGTTTTTACCAAGCTTCTTTTTTACCATTAACTTTCCAAAATCAGTGGTAGAAAAGTCTTCAAATATGTCTTTTAGCATACCTACATCTTCTTTTGAAATATCCAGAATAATTGAATCATGAATAAGGAATTTTATGAAGGATTTTTTACCTTCTAATAGTTTATTAACCTTGATTGCTTGCCGCAGGAATACATCAGCAGCCGTGCTTTGGACGATATAATTTAAAGCGTGATCTTCGTCTGCTTTTATCTCTCGTCCATAATGATTTTTTACCATTCCACCATCATAATACTTTCTCTTGATCTCTTCTTTATTGTAGGTAGCTGTTAGTTTTTTCTTTTGTGAATCTGTTAATTTAACAGATCCTTTAGAATCATAGAGCCAAGCAATAAACTTCCTCTTTGAGTCATCCCGGCTAAGACCGATGAAAATATTATTCATATTCCAGTCGTGTAAATCCTCTGCCGGCTGCTTCTTTCCATTCAGAGCAATAAGAATTCTAGGCTCAAAGGCATTAAAATCCATTTCTAGCAGAAAATCGTTTGTTGGTTCTACAAATTGTCGATTACCCTTTGATAAAGTTAAGATAGGGAAACTATCTGGTTCAGTTGAAAGCCGACCAGTAATCGCTCCAAACATATTGTAGTTGGTTCTCTTCTTAAACTTATCTAGATTCTTGTAGAGAGCAACATTACCAGTTTCAAGAACTTTTGATAGATTTAATTTGACATCTTTATCGGAAATCTCATAGATCATTTTGTTTAAATCATATAAGAAATCATAATTATCAGGCCTTTTATGTGTTTCGAATATCTCGCTCAACAGAATTGAGCGGAACATAAATAATTCTTTGAGAAAATATAGAGGAACAAGATCAAAAAAGCAGTTTTCTTCTAGAGAAACCTTTGCTGTTCTGAATGATTTTAGATAAGCTTTGACTTTATCTTTGTAAATGAGATAATGTTCTCTGCTATCATGTGATACAGCATCTTCAATATTCTTTGATTTGATATAAAGTTTGGCTAGTTCATATTTGTTATCGCCAAATAAGGGTGAATAATCCCAAGTATGAGATAAATCAGATACTTCGTTAAATGGTATAATCTTTCCATTTACGAAACAAGAATCACAAATTTTCTTTGAGTCAATTAGTTCAAAAAGCAT